CTAAATTAAATCCTCTGCAGATGCGGATATCCTTTCCGCTATGTATATAGAATTATATTTTTCTATATCTGCCTTATCATAAAAAGCTATGTTTATATGGTATTCGTTTCTATACTTCTGAAATTTCTCTCTTATTCTTTTTAGTTCTCCCGGATCTAATGGCTGACCGCCGGCTAATATTAGGTAATTTAGTTCTTCAAAAAGTTCAATTCTGTAAAGGCTATCTAGCTTTACGAAAGAAGGTCGTTTAAACGGTGGTCGGTATTCCTTTAATATCTCATTAGACGGCCATGATGCCTTTATTTCTTTATCTCTAATGGAAGAAACATTGAGTAGTTCAACCACTTCTTTATCAATATTAATAACTAAAAATGTTCTTTGCTTATCTGGTGGTTCCCCGTCGGCATAAGGGATTTTAAGAAGCAAACCAATTCCAGGTGAAATAATCATAATTAATATATTATTATACCTTGACTTTCGTCGCAATATATAGTATATGATTTTTCTGTTGCGGGGAACATCTTTAATCTATTTTTTAATTTATCATCCAGTTTTATCTCATCTGGATTATAATAAAATTTTACTCCATTAACTTCATAGCATTCATCATTATTATCGGCCGTTTCAAATGCCTCAATGACCTGTTTTATTCTATCTAAGTCATATTTTTTTATATCATCAATAGATATTTTCGCCAATTCTTTAAAGCGAAAACTACCAAAATTAGACTTTTTAAATGCCTTCTCCCAGCTCCGATGAAAATGATTTATCTCTGACAATTCTTCAGCACTTGCATCACCATATATAGCTATAGTAAGATTTAATGTATCCATTTCTTCTTCCGTAAAATCGTAAGTAATTAAATCGGCATCGGTAACTAAATCCAAACAATTATTTTTATATTCTAATCTCACATCTTCAACAACGGATCCGTGTTCAAATGCATATATAGGATCATCAAATAATACTTTATCATATTTCGCCAAATGGATTAATTGAGCAAAATATAGTAGCTTTTGTAATTTCATATTCCCTTCTAAAGTGTTTCGTGGTGTGTCATAACCAGCTTTAATAAACCATTTTGCATATTCCATAGCATTCACTTAGCACCACCCCCTATATTTTAAAACAATAAATAAAATTTTTGAAAATACATTATATTATATTTTTTGATTAAACTATTCTACAAAAAAAGTTAAATTCCTGCTCTGAAAAAAAATATTTTGTAGGTTTTTTGATTCCTATTATATTATTTTCAATTTTATTGTCAATAATGATAAATATGCTTTTATAAAATGCAATCGCCATATAAAAATAAAAAAATCCCCCGGCCTCAACCGGGGGTTTCATCTTTCATAAACTTTCTTGTGATGGAAACAATAAAATCAGGAGGCGATTTTCATGAACGGAAAAACTACAAGCTGGGTAGTAACTGGTGTCGGTGCGGCAGTGACAGCTTTGGGTTTGGCAACAGGTGGGACGATCGGCGCCGGGATAACCGGATTCGGTTTAGCCCATGTAGTTCTCGGTACATTAGATATGTTTAGACCGAGTGTTCGAAAATAATTGCCTCCATTAGAAAAAAGCCCCCGGAATTCACCCCGGGGGTTTGTCTTTAATCCGCTTTCGCCCTGGCTATATCTACGGCTGTCTCACCGAAGATGTAACCCAAGGCTAGGGTGATTATCTTCCAGTATAGGTCGCTGTCCACGTTCAGCCCCAAGCCTTCGCTGAGAATAATAAAAGCCGCACTTGCTACGGCTACCCAGAATTTACGGGACATGAGTTTTTGTTTTAATGAATTCATTAATCATTACCTCCCCAATAATTTTAAAAGCCTATCAATGAGTACTGCTGTTTCTGCCCTTGTGATAGGCTTGTCAGGATTAAAGTTTCCTTTATCGTCACCTTTGACTATTCCCAGCTTTTCAAGTCTTTCAATGCTGGCACTGGCCCAATGGCCCTGAATATCATTAAACAACGCAGAAACCTCCTTTGATATGAGTAAACTCCCTACATCTTTTTTAAATTGCTCCCACCCAGTTTGGGATGAAGGGAAGCCGAATTGCTTCGCCGTGGCATCATTTACAAAAAACCTGGGGCAATCCTTCCCCGTGACATCATAGTGCCGCCAGAGCCGGTCTATTTCCCAACCGTGGCGCTTTAATATATCTGTTGCTAATTCCACGGTATTTTGATATGTCTTTGTAAAATCGCCATCTGCATTTACACACATCTCGATGCCTAAAGTGCAGTTATTTGGGTAACTGGATAGCTTTTGAAGTGCAGCAGGTTTGTATGTTTTTGCTCCCACATGATAGGCCATCTCGTCTTCAGGGATGCACTGCACTATCTGGTGATCGTCCACGATATAATGAGCACTGGCTGCCACACCGGAATTGAAATAATTTCGATTTGCTACGGCATCAGCCCTGGCATTCAAATTCGCTGTCCAGTGAATTACAAGAGCCTTTGGGACAATTTTTCTCCCAGAGCGACCTTTTACGCCTGGGGTAAGCAACATCTCTTTAAATTGTGCCACGGGTATCGCTCTCCTCATTGATTATTTCTTCTTGCGGCATCGATGGAATATAAGAATACCCATTATAATCTTGGTATTGTTGGTATTGATTAAATAATTGTCGTCTTCCTATATTAGGCCACCCTATACGTTCTATGGCTTGCTTAGCGATGGCTGCCAGGATTGGGTAACTGAGTACAGAAAAGAAATCTACCTGGTTGGCGGATAAGTCTTTAGTCAGGGCCAATTTCACACCCACAAATAAATAAAGCGGCAGCACCGCTAAAATGGTAAGCTCAGCAGTAGTTAGTCCATCAGGATCATTCCAGAATCCTTTCATATATCACCGCCTCGCTCTCTCCAATAGCTCGTCAATTTTTGCTTCCTGGCGAGCCATGGTTACTTGCAGTAATGTTGTAAGATTTTCCAGTGCTTTTGTATTATTCTTCACCACCTCCGCAAGGTCATTTTCGCTCTTTTGCTTCATCCATCGATCAATGAAATACAAAAGCCCTGCGACGGCGAATGTCGCAAGGCCGTATTGTGCCAGCTCTGCTCCCGGCATTGTATTCCTCCTCTCAACTTTAAAAGCCCCGATCATAAGTCAGGGCTTTTGTCTACTTAACTCTTTTAGATACATATAATATTTGGTTATATACTCATCTAATTCTTTACTTTTTCTTATAACTTCCTCGTCAATCCCCTGTTCTTCAACTAAAAGTTCAAGTTCTGCTTTGAGTAGTTCAATATTTTTCAGTAGGATATCAATTTGCTTTTTATTCATTTTAACCACCTCGGATGTAGTTTTCCAAGGTGGCATGAGGTTTTATTCCCGGGCATAAAAAATACGCCTTCTGGCGTGTTGCGCATAATAAGTCTACTACACCATAATTGCGGTTAAAATTTCTTGCTTTTCTTCTTCCGTTAAAGCAGGATATTCTGTTAAAATTTCCCCCGCTGTCCTACCCTCTTCTGCCATGCGGCGCTGGATTACACGGACGAAAATGTTCTTCTTCCATGCAGACATCATGATACGGCACCCCCTAAGATAGCAGCTAGGGCAAGTTCGATGTCGGCGATGCGGTCTTCTATTGTTGGCGGTTGTGGCTGTGGTTCTAGTTCCGGCTCTGGAGCTGGTGTGACGGATATAATATTGCCTTCTGCGTCGGTTGTAAAATCTGCCGGAAGGCGGGTGAGCTGGTCGTATATTTCTTTTGTTACTTCGATTTGCTTGTCTGTTTTGGCGGGGCCACACCCCTTGCTTGTTATTTTGCCATCCTTAATCTCAACAAAATATATCATTACCACACCTCCCAATTAATAGTACAGTTTAGACTAGCGGCTGAAGTGGCATAATTGTGAAATACAATAACGATATTTGAACCATTTATATAAACATCATCTATACCTATAGGTGATGCGCCTGTAACACCTTTGCCTGGCCCGGTGGAAGGATTGCCTACAGCTATACAACCAAGCAGTTCCCTACTCCAAGCACCACCCCTCCAATCAGTCGATGTAACTGTGCCTGTAACAAGTGATTTCATATTATCTGTGCCAAAAAATACCATTATACCAAGGTCACTACTACTAGGATTAATTACAAGATGTCCATGTTTATATGTTCCGCCTAAAGCTATAGTCTTTGTGAGTGTAGAACTCGCTGCTATTGAATCTGTATATGCGACGTTGCCATAGGCTTTTGTGTTATTCATTTTCTCAGCCAATAAGGCATTAACCTCAGATTCTGTATAATACCTTCCATCGTGATCACTTGAAGTCTTATGGGTATTAAGATTCGTTTGAACCGCATCTACAGTAGATTTTATAGCTATATCATCAGATGCAGCTGGTGCAGCCACCTTCGCTCTACCTGAAGCATCACGAGCCATCAAAGTAGAAGCAGTCGCCGCATTTGTTGCGCCATGAGCAGTTGAAGTTAGAGCAGCATGAGTATTCAAATTCGTTTGTACTGCATCTACAGTGTCTTTCCTTGCTATATCATCAGATGCCAAAGGAGCAGCTACTTTAGCCCGACCGTTTACATCACGCATCATAATCTTAGAAGCGGTTGCAGCTGAAGTAGCCCCATGCGGCGCAGTTTCGGCCAAATGTGCAGCAAGGTCTGATGCCAGGGCCAGGTCCGGGTCGTGGGCTTCGTTGCCGTGGACCGTCGGAAGAAAGCTGGAGGGCTTGCCGCTTATATCGTCCCATGTTACTGCGCCGATTTTTTGCCATGTTGTGCCGTTCCATTTTTTCAAACTATGCGGTGTGGTGCTTGTGTCAATCCAGAGGTCATCCACCACTGGGTTAACCGGAGCAGTAGAGCCCTGGATAATATTTTTTTGTGCATTTGCGTCTATAATGTCATAGTTTTCATTGAAGGCCGCCCTGGATACGGTTTCGTTGCCGAGTGGCTTTTTAATACCCAACTTTGGTGTCAATTCCGGCATTAATCGTACACCTCCAATTCTGACCAAGTTAAGTTCAATGCATCAAGCTGATCCCAGGTCCAGAGTTTCTTATCTAGCTCATCCCAGATAAAATAGTTGAACTCATACTTGATTTCTAAATGTGCAGGCACCACCGCACGTACGGCGGCTTTTAGATCGTCCAAATTCGGCGGTACTCCGGTTGTGTCTACAAACTGTATCGTTATAGTGTAAGCAGCATGGTCCTCTACAACGTCGATTGCACCTTTATCATAGGATTCAGTCACCTGCTTGACCACGGATATCGTGGCCGTTCCATAGCCCCTGAGCCTAGAGATAATCTTATCTCGTCTCTCAGATTCTGACTGGTCAGGAGTAATCGGTAAACCCAATTCCTCCTCCCATGTATTCAACCCCCAGGTGGCTGTGCGGACGAAAAACTGGTTTAATGTTTCGTCCAGGGCTTGGCGAAGCTTGTCAAACTCGGTCCCTTCTACCTGGAGAATAGATTTCATCACCCTGCTTGTTTCGTAATAGGAAGGCAAATACCCGAGCATCTCTTTTCCCCTGGTACTGGTTATATCAGTCACGATAGATTCACCGTCCCTATTACGGCCACTTCCTGGTCGCCTATGGTAACGTTGGCCGTGCCACCGTTTACCGTCAAGTTTTGATAATCCGTCACCCCAGGTGTATCCAGTATAGCCTGGCCGATTCTCACATAACGCACGTCGTTATCACTGGTAAAGGCCAGGGATTTAATGTAGGCTGCAATATTATCTTTAACCGCAGCCTTAACGCTATCGGCGTTATAACCCGGCGCAATTGTGAGCGTAGCCGAAACATTTATCAGCACCGCCGTGGCCGGCTCCACGGTTACCCGAGCGCCTACGGGGGCCTTGCCCTCGCCGGTGTCTTTGGAAAAAGTGCTGCGGTAGGCTACCCTGTCAACCCATACGATGGTTGTCGTATCGGTGGTAAAACGTGTTATTCTCAATTCTAACTGGTCTTGGCCGTTCCAATAAAACTCCACAATCTTATCCAAAAAGCTTGTGGCCAGGTCACTGGCCTTCAAGGTTATCACTGCGTCTACCGTTCCGTTTGGACGGGTCTTAGCCCAGGTCGCACCTGATACATTCCATACACCGATTTGAAGTAAGTCGGTTGCTCCAGCTATATTATCTACTTTCATTCTGACCCGTGCCTGCCAAATACCAGGTTGTTGGAGAATAGTCTGCAAGTTAGCATGAGTAATGGTCCCGACGTCCTGAGCATCATATATCATCTTCACGCTGTCGCCGGTATCATCTGTAAGCGTAGTATCTATGCTGGTGCCGTAGCCGCCCAGTGTCATTGTTTCGGCTTCAACCTCATTTATCCAAGGCGGTGCTATATAGTTTTGCACTGCATCGACAAGTTCCGGTTCTGCCGGGACTTTTGAAGTGTTGATTATGCTGATGCTTACTGTGCCAGGGCCGTCTCGGACAGGGATTACTGAAACGCCGCCTACGCCTGGAACCTCCATGGCCCAGTTCACGTAGTCCGCTTTGTTCCCTCCTGCGCTGGGCGAACGCACCCGCTGCAGGTAGCGGGCTAGCAAAGATGCATCATCTTCCTCATCCAACCCTCCAGTGGTGGCCACCGTGTTGTTCACAGATGTAACACCAGAAATAGGTTTAGCTAGCATGACAATTGCTCCAGCAGCTACGTTTCCGCTGGTACCAGCTTCCACAGCTTTAATATCGACAATTGCTGTTCCTCCATCACCAATGGTAACTTCTGCTGTGGTCTCAAAAAATACTGCTGGCGATGTTTCGTTGCTGGCCGTGCTGACCTGCGTTCCAACAGGAATTACCGTCCCGGGTGTGCCGGTGAAGGTGACTTGCCCTGTTGCTTTTACCGCCTCATGCGGCGTAATGCCATGCTCTTCACACCGAAGGCGTAAATATGCTCCAAATGTTGTGGATGCAAACCCTCGACGTAGGACCTCTTGCGCCCAGATGGCGGCAAGGGCAAGCTCGATAGCTGCAGGGGATAGGGCATCCCAGATATATGAACCTTCCGATTTGTCTAGGTCAGAAGGTAAACTGTCTAACATCCGTTGCCTAATTGTTTCTTCAGTTTGGTCGGTCAAATAGTCTGGAAGAGTTGCCATTATATCACCACACTTCCATGCAAGGTTTCAGTTTCACCCCGAACATTTGATACCTCGCAAGTAAAATAAACCGTGTCGCCTTCCCATTGGAAGGTGAAGTTTTCCACTGCCACTGTCCGGGGATCTACCATGAGCGTTTCTGTCACAATTCTTTTTATTTCACTTTCATTTCCTTCCCTGTTTAAGTGCCGCGATATCAGATCATCAAATTCCTGCCCATAATTCCTGGAATAAATAAGATGTTGATACCGTGCAGTCATAAGAGCCTTCCGGCACCATTCAAGCCATGCATCGACATCGGATGTTTCTGCAACTTTGCCGGCAGGTGTTAAAACAAACTCGCCTTTATCAAAATCAAACCTCCAGGATTTTCCAAAAGAAACTTCGCTGGCAGTTTCTACCGTTTCTGGCTGAGCTTGAACTTCTTCTGTTGGAAACAAATTAGGCATTAGGCACCACCCTCGCTATCACAACAAAATCATTTCCACCGTTGACTGGTACTACAAGGACCCTGTCGCCTTCTTTTAAAGGTATTAATTGCTCAGGGACTTTGACCAAGTGTGTATGATTATCACTGCCCCCAGCTTCTGTCATCAGCGTTTCTTGCAATATCAAGTGCTCTGCTATTAAGTAGTCTTGTATTTCATATTTAAACCCGTCAAGTTTAAGCCCGGTTGAGGTTATGGTTCCCAACTCACACAGCACACCGGATAAGGCCCGGGTCGTTTTGTACGATATTCGATTTTCTATGATAGAAGCCAATTCCTTATACGGATCCGGCATAATACCGCCTCCTGACACATAATCCTCACTGGCGAGTTCTAACGTCATATGCCCTGGAGAACCAAGCTCATGCCTCACAGAAGTTACAAGAAGGTCCATGCCATTGAACCGGACTTTATCTCCAGCTCTGATGGTATTTATATCAATAGTTGATACTGGAAATGTTTCCTGGATGCCGGAAAGTAGCTTTTGCCCTGCCGTCTTTGCCTGTGCTGTGCTCTTTATTTTCTCGTCCTGTAAGACCTTTTGCAGTGTGCCATATTTCCCAGTTTCACCTTTGACGATTGCAAGAACTGGGCTTTTTTTATCTTCATCAGCATGGCCTAACACTTTCACCTGGGTTATAGTTCCTTCAAGAGTCCTTTTCTGCCCTGCTTCTTCCTCGGCCTCTAGCACCCACACAGTGCTATTGCTTCCGAGTTTAAGTAATTCCAGGCCATTAGGTGTAAGCCGAGGCCGGTACATCTCTCCCCCTTTGGCTACTGTTTCTTTTAAGTCGGCCTTGATCATGCTCCATATCGGTTGTGCACGGTAAACAGCCTTTGCCAGAACCACACTGGTATCGGCCATGGTTGCCAGGGGTATTCCCCAGTCTGTTGCATATCGTTTCAGCCTCTGTGTAGCTGTCATGCCATTAGGGAACAAGTATTCATCCTCAGACTTGCCAATGTAAATGGTTTTATCATATACCGTTACATCGATATGTTTTTGTCCCCGATTCTTGCTTTCGGTTTCCCATACCACCCCGGGGTGCAATAAATAGACCATGCTTGAGCCGCCAAATGGAATTCCGGATACTCTTATGTCCTGGCCAGGTGATATCCCTGGAAAATCCGGAGTCACTACCATGCGGATTGTAGCCCTGTATGCTATTTCATCCAAAGCATCTTCAAGTGTGATACTTTCTATAAGCTCTCTCAAATAATATTTATTTGCCAGCACTACTTCGTATTGATTTAAACCCGGATTAATCATGCCGGCATCACCAGCTTCATGCCGGCGGCAATGTTATTTGCATCTGGACCTATACTCTTTTTGTTAAGCTCATATATCTGCTTCCACTTTGAGCCATCACCAAAGTTCAGCTTTGCTATTTTCCATAGCGAGTCCCCGGGTTTCACAGCATACACCTTTGGGATTGGCTTTGTATCCGGTCTGCTCCTTTGTGCCGTAGTCGTTGTAAGTCCTGATGATGCTTCTGCCGAGGTCCTAACTTTGATTTCCCGCCACTGCCGCAATGTAAGTTCATAGTATATATCTCCCGGCTCTCCACCGACATAACGGTGTGTTGTTTTGGCAATCAGCACCAATGCATTTACTGACGTTTCGGTGATAATCAACCGCACAGGCTTGCCACCAGTTCTCCAAGTTATGAGTTGGTTCATGGCATCCTCAGGTGTCGGAATATCAGCATATTGGCAGTAGCTTGAATCATATTCCCTTGGGAAAAATGACGAAAAAGAAATCCCCGTCCGTTCATCGCCGGAGGGGAAATCTATATCACCGATGTTTATTATATTCACCGTCTCAATTTTCTTTGAGCCCTCGATAGTTATCTCTTCGGGATTGACAGGGAGATGAAGTTGTGGGCCGGAAGGATCGATGAGGTATATGTCCATTGAATCACCGCCTTTTCAAGGCATAAAATTAGGAGAGGGGCAATCTCTCCTTTAAGCATTGCTTTTTTATATCAGCCTAGCGGCTTATATTTTTTTAAATATGAGCACCTACACCCATAATGTGCCGGTATTTTAGGTAATTTATCAAATTCACTTTTTTTATAAATTTTCTTTTTTCGTTTGCAGATTTTACACATATCATCAGGGTTATTTGGAGGCAAAATTTCAATTCCAATAATATACGGATCATCACTTTCAACAACCTCATAATAAACAGCCTTATTCATAGCCTCTGAACTTTTTGTGTGAATATATATTTTGAGCATTGCTTCTGCAGCTGGATTGTTTTTATCGATTGCAAAAAACTCATCCCCTAAATAGTTGTATGTATCCATTAAATATTCCTTTAATTTAGGGCAGTTAAAAATTTCGTTTGTATTGTTATTTATATAATCTACAACAATATTTTTTCTCATGTAATCTATGCCAGTAATCATACAGGCAATTATAACCGCTTTTAAAATGTTTATATATTCTTCAGTATTTACAACGTCTGAATAACTGAGTTCGTTGAAAGCTATATCAAAACTTCTTTTTTGCTGTTCTGAGAAAAAAGGCCCAGAGCTTGGCACGAATACCAAACTTCTCTCGTAATTAAAATATCTTTCTATCGCAGCATCTATATTGCCTTCTTTGATGAATTTTACTATATCGTCAAACATTTTATTAAAATTCTCTTCTTTTTCTTTTAAATAATTATCTATTCTAGTCCTTAATTCATCAGACAAAGAATAATATAACTTAAAATCGGGATATTTTTTTATTTGTTCCAGGGATAAATTTTCTTTTATTGTTTTAACGAGGTCACCCTTTTTGCCTTTTTTAGGCAAACCATACATATCGAGAATTTTTTTCAGTTCGGCTATAGTCAGCCTCATAAGGGATCCTTCTATATTTTGGTCATTGACATATTTTTTTGATATACATAGTTCTATAAATTGTTTTGGATCGTTAACTTTTTCATTCCAGTATGCCGGTATATCAAATGTCAGGGGTTTATTGTCCATATATTTTAGTAATTCTATTTCAGCATTTGAAAAATCATGTATTGATTTGATTTCTCTTTTATTTTGCCTATTTGTATTGATTTTGCTTTTACTTGAAGTATTTACCATATTTTTAAAAAAGTCTAATATGCTCATAATTAAAACATCATCCTCAAACATATGACACTTTTATACCCGGGAACAAATCATTTGTATTAATCTCAATTTCTTTGGCTAATTCTTGTAACTTATCTATATATTGACAGTCATATCCCAATTAATAAGATGGAACAAGAGTTATATTGATTGAGAACAAGCCAAAAAAAATTAAGATCAAAGATAATAAAACAATAACCGCTTTAAGTGCAGGTTCTTTCCATATCCATCCCTTTACTCCGGCAATTAAACTAAAAATACCTATCAAAAGTACAATAAATTGTATCAAGTTAATCCCCCTTTTTGTATATATATTCGATATTATAAAAATATTTCCTGCTTAATTTGCTATGCCTCATTCTCCAGATGGTTTTTTATTTGTTTTACTATTTGCCACCCTATTTTTAGAGCAAGTGCTTCTTCGTTGAGGTCAAAGTCATTTTTGTATAATTTAATATTTATACCAGGTATAGTCACATTTATATTATTTCCGCCGACAGTCGCTAATGCTGGGGCTATAATGCCTCCCGTAGCATATTGGCGCACCCCAAGTCTTCTGCCAGTTTCTTGCCATAAAGCCAGAGCACGGGGTCTTAATCTTGCTGACAAAGGTATTATGGATTCCGGACCTTCCTCTGCAACAAGGCCAAGATGAGGCCTTTGAAATATACCGCCAAGAGCACGTTTACTTATAGACGTACCTTTATATAGAGCTTTCTCCTCTAATGATAGGCCACCCATACCCGACATTCTCCTATGGAGCTCTTCCTGTTCAATTATTTCACGGTGACTTGACAATGTTTTAAATGCTCTATTTTGTTCTTCATATGCGGCATTTATTTTAGCCTCAGTTATCTGCTTTCCTCGTGTAGTCAGCCATTCCAATATTCTTAGTATTGATGGTGCTGCGGATATCGATATTCCTACAACGATCTTAACCGGTAAAGGCCCGGGTGTTTTTGCACCAATATATGCACCCAATAGCATGGATAATAACGGACTCTCCATTATGGCCGAAGTAGCACCAGTCAAAGTGGCCTTCATAAGTTCTTTTCCTAGTAACGCGCCATATTTTGCCACCGCAGGTACCCCGGTAGCCTGGAACCACTGACCAAATGCCTTTCCAATATCACTCATGACAAAATTTACTTTTCCAGAAAAGTCGAGTCTTTGGAATTCAGGATTATTTATATATCGTGTTTCTATCATATTAAAGGCTTTTTCAAGCCTATCAAGAATTTCATTTCCCGCATCTCTTGCCACTCTCTCCAGTGTATCCCCCCACCGATTCACAACGTCCTCATTCTTAGTAAACATATCAACCAGTCTCTCAAGCCTGGGTTTTACTGCTTTACTCAACCCATCGCCCCAGCGATAAAGGATACTCATATTGAACGTATCTTTTATAGTGCTCCAAAGGCCTAACAATGACCTGGACTGGCGATCCATCATATTGGGGAATCGCTGGTTCATGCCCTCGATTATTGCCGATATGACTTTATTGACGTTTAAACCGGCCTTGCCTATATTATCCATCTGATCAGCAGTGAGCCTGAACTTCTTCTGAATTATGTCATATGCCGGGATACCAAGCTCAGTCAATTGCATTATTTCCTCTGCACTTACCTTGCCTTTGGCCCTCATTTGACCGATGGCTGTTACTGCTCTTTCAATGCCCTCGGGTCCTTTGCCTAGCCCAGCCATGGCGTTCCCGATTGCCGTCATCATCGGTAGAATTTGCTCTGCGCCAAAGCCAAATGCTAGTAGCAACTGACTGCTTTCTTGAAGCTGGGGGAATTCAAAAGGTGTCTTAGCTGCAAATGCCTGGAGATCTCTCAAAAATGCAGTTGCCTTTTCAGCGCTTCCCAGCATAGTTTCAAAGCCTATGCGTGCCTGCTCCATGTTTCCAGCCAGTGCGAGCGGTGCTTTTACAAGCCCGGTAAAAGCTGCGGCTCCTCCCAGGCCGACGCCGATGAGGCCAAGCGGTGACGTTATGGCACTGAATATTTTCTTAGCCGCTCCAGTTACCATATCCTTGGCCTTTATCGTCACTGTCCAGGTCCTTTTCGCCATAGATGTCAACACCGACTGAATTCTCCTTGCCGGGCCAGATATCTTATCATTCAGCTTTGCCGCCGGGCTTATCCTCACCTTATTCAGCATCTGTGCCCGCCTTCTGGCACTTTCCATAAACTTATCCATGGCTTTAAGTTTACCTTTTGTCTGTTCATCTCCGGTCACATCTATAACAATATCAATCCTATAGGCTTCATTTTCTGCCACGCCGCTCCACCTTCTTTCTGGCTTTGTCCTCTGCTTCTATTTCAAGCTCAGTGCATGCCAACAAAAAAAGCTGTTCCCCTCTTGGTAGCTTCCAAAACTCTCCGGGGCGCAGGTGATGCCGCACCCAAATGTTGTGCAGCATACCTGCTAGGCCCCCGGACTTTATGAGTTTTTTACGTCTTCAAGGTCGGTATTAAATCCCGAAAGATCCAGAACAATATCACCCAGCGCCGAAAGTTCCCCGGCCAAAAGACGCCGCTTTATAACTTCCTCCGGTCCCGATGCTTTGTATTTTGCAAGCAACTTTGGGTCGCCCCAGTTTGGTTTGACCGTGGCTGCCGCTATCAGGGCAGTATTAAACTGTTCCTCATCAAAATTCTCAATTACCCTGCCTCTCTTTTCCTTTCTTTCCGTGCACTGCTCCCGGATGTGATATACTTGCTTTCCAGTAAGACCACGGAGAGTAACTGGTATCCCTATTCTCTTCAAAAATACTGTTTTCTCGGGGATAGTGTCGTCATCAAGCAGCTTTTGTAGTATTTCTTCTTCAGTCATCTTCTCAAAATCCATAAAAAATTAACCCCCTTAAGCCTCAATAGGATCCAAAAGCTCATATTCCTCGAATGTGAATGGAATTTCCTCGGTCACTTCTTCTCCAGCCGTCCAGTTGGCAAGCTGAACCCTGTCGGGCATAACATTCATGAGCCGTATTCGTTCATATCCGTATGCCTCCGGGTCATCCAGCTTACTTATGATTTCAAACTTATTGAACTCCCGGCGGATCATGTCGGATGTAACCTTAAACCCGCTCATGGTCCCCGTCCCTTTCTTAGGACCTTTCTTATGTCTCACCCAATCATCACCGGATAAATTCAATTCTCGTTTTTGAATCTCTACATATGCTTCAAGATGATTGAGATTTGTCTGCCATATTCCGTCGACGTAAATCTTACCGTATGAACCTAAAATAACCCTTTCAGCATCAAGAGCCACTTATACCACCCCCTACAGGACCGTGAAGGTCCCGAGTATAATTTCCATGGTGTCGGTGAGCCTGGCCTCATATTTAAGATACACCTGATCAGGCTCAGGAGTAAGCATTGCGTTCGGGCCGTAATAATCCGGATCGAGATATACATCATATCCGGTGGCCTCTATTACCCCAGCCTGGGCAAGCGTCCTCATATACTCCTTGCAAGCGCCGATGAGAGCTAACCGGCCTTCTTCGGTGTTGTTTACTTTGCCGATATAAGCGTCCTCGGCGGTCCTAACCAGGTCGGCATTAATGCTATCCATTACCCTGATAGTGCGGATTTTCTTCCAGGAATTGTTCTGACCTTGACGCAGAGTTACAAGGCTATTTATGCCCCGAAGGACCTTGACCTGCCGTCCATCGTGGAACAGCAGAAGCACCCCGCCATTTACGGCCTGCTCCATCTCACTTCTAGTCCACCGCCTGGTTACATCATCGAAAGGTGTAACCGCATAGGTAGCAGATTCGCTCAGTTTCTGTCCGGCAATAAGGCCGGCTACATATGCTGCTACCTGTGCACTGGAATAACTCACGCCATCCAACTTACCACCTACACCGACATTGACAATGCCTTCATGGTTAAAGCCAGCGCTCCGTGTAGTAGCTTTATTTACGGCATCGGCTGCAGTATCGTCGGCTGCAGAACCACCTAAGACTGCTATGACGCCCTTGCCCTCGCTTCTCACCCGGGAAACCCACGACACAACGCTGGTCTGGATAGCAGAGTCCGCTATGCCGTCCAGTGTCAGCAGGTTAAATTCCTGCGTCTCAAAAGCAGTCAATGCATTCGTATAATCCTGAGCCGCTATAGCAGATATGCCGGAATTTCCGCCGGTAAAAACTTGATCAGACACATCTTTTAGTATTCCTGTCCCTTCGGCCAGTTTTGTTGCGATAATCCATTTATTTTCGGTGTCATTATTTATGGCATCTACCGCCGCCTGGATGGTCCCACTGACAAAGGTAAAGGTTTTAAGAAGTGTAGTGCCTTCATAGAGCTTGATATCTTTTTTTGTACCATCAATTGGGTTTACTTGAACCGTCACTTTGAAATTATTGCCCCTGGCACCTTCATACTTAGCATCAAGCTTCAAGACATTTGCTGGTGTCGCCGCTGTGTCCTGCAAAGTCAAAGTAGCTTTTGCCGCATTCGTATCTGCCAATCGGTAGGCTAAAACCTTCTTTGCTCCTCCTAATAAGGCAAACCGTAGTGTAGTAGAAGCAGTGGCTCCATTTGTTTCATCATTAGTGTAGTTTTCGGTAATCCCGGCTTCGCTGGTTATTTCAACGAATTGCCTGACCGGGCCCCAGTGAGCTTTCACAGGAGCTACGACTATACCCCTGGCACCGGGTTGAATTGCCGCCAGAGCTGCAGCCTGAAAATTGAGATACAGGCCCGGGAGTACCGGCAGTTCGGTCGCACTCCATGTTCCTCCACTCATTTAAACCACCTTCCTCTTAAGAAAGTCGTTAATCAACTTTTTCATTTCATCTACGGTAAACTCTCTTTGCTTATTCCCATGCAGCGCTCCCGCGATGACTTCCGGCTTACAATTGAAAAGAGCTTCCGCATTTTCCAGAAGCTCTTCACGGGAGTACTTGGGCTGGACCTCCGCTGTTTTTTTATCAGCCATTTATATCACCTCAATCATTGATAAATCCTGAATTATGCACACCCATAATGAGCGGTGCATCTTCCGCCGGTCTGTTTGTATTTCTAGCCAGGATTAACGATATTTGCCCTGCGGTTATGGCATCTTGTTGCATATTTGAAGCCATGTTGCTTATTGTCATATACTTTCTGCTCATCGTATCAAGGGGAATTTTGATCGCATTCCCCATCTCCTGTAATATGGTCATAACCCCTGCTATTTGCTCGTTCGGTGTTCTGCCTAAAATATGCCCGGTGAATCTCTTTCTCACTTCAAACATGGCTGTTCCCTTTTCCCTAACCTCAATGTTTGTTATTCTCCACATCACTGCCGGCCTTTTGTAACCCAAGGGCCAGAAGTTTCTATATATGGTCCAATCAACACCCATGACATTAGCTGTCCACAAAGCCAATTTATCAAGCCACGGGTCATCGGCCACTGTTTCCGGCACCGTCACTGGCTGCAGGGCCATTACGGCAAACCGAAGGCCTCGTGTTATGGCATCCCAGTCCTCGTCTACAAAATCATCACCAGCAGTTCCGAGATAGTGGCATGTAAAAACTTCTCCGGCCTGAGTTGTAAGAAGCTGACCATCCAAAGCCCTGATTACTTTTTCGGCCAAAGTATCAACGTTGATAAACGTCGTTCTTGATACATAGGGCCATACTTCGATAATTCTCCTAAAGCCGGTCCATGGAGTTTCTTCCGTATCCATGCCCTGCCGGATGATCAAATATGGTTTTTGAGTCTTTGCCGTAGCTGCATGAGGTTCAAAGCATCCTTTTATTTCCGGTATTTGATTTATCAAATGCTGTCTTATGGCTTCACGCATCATTATTCACTCCACAAATCAAGGACCGACTTTTTAATTCTGCCGATGTGAGTATCTATAGTTGGTCCTATTATCGCATAAGATTTTGTTCCAGGATGATGGACTAATTTTACTGGATGCTTTGCCCCCTGCCAGTATAGGGCCTTCTTTCTATTTGGTCTTATGATATGGGGTGGTGTGCCAGATTCCAGATATCCGCTATACTCCATACCATGCGAAAGATACAAGATAAACTTGTTACCATTTCTCTCTACATCAGAGTGTATACTCTGTCTTGCATGGCCAGTTCTATCTCGCCAGGCGGCGTGCTCTTTTGCATAGCCTTCCATTGTTCCCGCCCATTCCTGCAGTAGTCCATACATCTCAGCTTTCTTTCGCTCAATAAACTCTATTGCTCCATCGCCCAGTGCCATTTCAGCTCACCTTCTCCAGGTCGGCTTGGTATCCTACCAATTGCCCCTGCACATACTGAGGATAAACCGCTTTAATGATGAAATGCCCCACAGGTGTATCAAATTCATCCAGTACGTTAGGCCCCGCCTTTATATCGGCATTATAATCAGCCAATAAGCCCCAACCTTTATCAATTTGCTTCGTTCCTGCCAGTGTTGAAACATCAAGCGGTACTCTATTCCCTTCTGTAAAAATTCTTACCGCAAAGGGACCCTTTGTGCTTTTTACCTCATTAAAATAACCACCCATATCGACCTTCTCGGTTCGCTGGATGGTTATTGTCACCGGATTCTGCTGAATTGCCCATGCAACATGCTGCCGCCGAAGGCTAATCAAATCCATATCACAGCACCTCCGGCGGTGTAATCCTCAATATCATGCTCCCCATACCGCTGGCAGCCATACGGCTATAGGTTTCGGCCATCTTAAGAGCTGCATTTATAGCCGTCGTCAAATTAACAACTTTATATGTTTCTTCTCCAACTGAATACTGTTCAATCTGCCCTAGCTCCTGTTGAAGCATTCCGGCTTTCATTGTCCAACCGGCAGTTGCAGCAGAATAAATATTTACAGCTTCTATAAGCAGTGTATCAAGGTCTGCATTCAGGAACCTCGTGTCTGTTTCACTTCCGCCTTGTGGTATTACCTCGTTTAGGAGTTTCCTTAGCCTTGTTCTTAGTTCCGGCGTCGGCGTCATTGTTTATCACCGCCTTGAATTTAGGGCAATTATTATCAAGCTCTATAGATTCAGCAGTCCATTTCCTTGCTTGAAGGTCTTGATGGCATTTCATTGCTGGCAGCATAGAAAGGTCAGCGCCCGGCACCCACGGATACCGGGCGCAATCTTTACATTTTGCCATTCATATCACCCGCTTTAACTGGGCAGAGTTAATTCTTCCACAGAATTTGCGGGAGAAGCCACCACGCCCCGCCTTGCCCTGCCTACTATGGCATCCTCAACAAGCCTGGTTATATCCGCGCCACCGGCATCTATACGCAGGTCATGCTTCACTAGTTCACGGAAGTATTTCTGCGGCTCGATGAGATATGCCTTACCGGAATCTACTCCGGGATATTCATATGACTTTTCACCAACAACTGTGCTCCATCCATCGTAGAATATGAGAGTGTCAATCTGGCTGATAGCGGGATACACGGTTCCGCCAATCTGCATCCTCTGCAAGCATTCTTCTATATCCCACCGTCGGGAGCTGTGAGCAAAAAGTACCGTAGGCCGTCTGGGAGCACCAGTATCGGTGTTTTTATCCTGACTTGCATGTATCAGCCCGGCCTTAATTGTATTGCGGAGTTTCTCCAGCAAAGTCGCACCAGTAGTATCAGCTGCGGTTTTATTTTTAGCCGGATAGTTATAGCTCAATATAGGATATAAATGAATGTGGTTCAGCAATGCATTATAGGCTTCACCCATGGCCCTGTTGGCCTCGGTTATCTGCCATGTTTTATCATATTCAATCATATCCTCTGTCCACTGCAGCCCAGCAGCGTAGGTTATGATAGGTACTGTGTCTTTTAGGCCTACTTTTCTGGAGCCAAATTTGACTTCCTCAAGCTCCATATGTTCCAGGAATACCACCTGGGCATATGTGAAGGGTGCTATGTCAACATACTCTGAAAAATTTGGATCCTCCATTCTGCGGTATATAGGCCCATATAGCAGTGGCACCGCCTCGCGGCCAAGTTCAAGGTCAATGACGGTCTTCTGAACTATGCTGTCAAGCCCAGCTGGTGTGGTGAGCATTTCGCCAACGGGTTTGGAAAACTCCAGTACCTCCATTTCCCCGTTGACCATCTTTTTGGTTACAGTCTTCATTTCGCCATTGATGAAATATGGGACCTTTTCTTCGATGGTCTTCTTGCGTCTTTCTTCTTTTAACGTTTCAATGCTAATTATCTTCATTCATTCCACCTCCATTAAGCATGTGCCTGGACCTGCGGTCCAAGTATAAACCAGATTACATTGTTAGCATCTTTGGCAACTGTAACTCTGCCCACAGGTCTATTCTGTGGATTGCCGCTGGCGTCAGGATTAGCCTGCGTAGTAAGTAGCTTTGTCGTTGCATTCCAGTAAACTTTATCGCCCTTATTAAATGCATCGGTGGTTGTAATCTGTGATGTTTCATATTCGGCCTGCTCTATATTGAGCACTACCTGTGCAGTCTGGCCTATTGCTGTGGTTACCGATTGGACTGCCAAGCCAAAGAAGCCATCCAGTTCATAGAATTTACCCTGCTCTATCGTGGTATTTTCGGGCACCATAACTTTAACGGAAAGCCCATCACTTATTTTTCTTCCCATGATTCATTACCTCCTCAATGCAAAATTTTAACCGCTATATTAGCAGTTATTGGATGTTGGGATATTATTTGATGTCCTGACTTCTGCGGTGGCCTATTTGAGATTATCCCTTGATGAGACACTGCTTTTGGAGCAAAGGTCCCATTGCTTTTCTGGCTCACAAAAGTTTGTGACTGAGGATTGAACCTTACTATGCTCATATGGCCACCTTCTTGGTCCTAAGTAAGCCATTGGGTTTTGGTTCACCATTGCCAGCACCTGCACCTGCTGGTTTATCAATGTACAGCTTGCTGAATGCATCTTTCAAGGTCTCATCTTTGAGTAATGCGTCTATTTCTCCAGCTATTTGTTCCTTCGTTGCATTATCCGCTACATGAAGCATTTTCTTAATCAAGCCTTGCGCCATTTCGCCAGCAATCTTATCCTTGATGACTTCATCGATGAGTTTTTCGTGTTCTGCCTTCGTCTTCTCATCCAGAGCTTTTTTGGCTTCTCCAGCTACCTTAATTATGTCCATCTCGCCGGATACTCCCAAAGCCTCTTTAACTTTGCCCAGGGTTTCTTTTGCCTCCAAGGCCTCTTTAATTTCTTTCATTTCTCCGGCTAATTCCTGGGTTGTAAAGCCCATTTCACCTACTACTTGATTCAAAGTCACATCTTTATTCGTCAGCATCTGTTTAAGCTGTGCGATTAACTCTCTCCAATTCATTTTTACACCTCCATTATTGTTTATAATTTCATCCATCTCGCCTATAGCCACCACTGCTGTAGGCATTCCTGCCCTACCTAGCGGTGTCCAGTCAATGCTTAGTGGCTGATAATCAACCACCTGAGTTTCCCCTGCTACCTGTTGAAGTTTTGGAAGGCCGAAAATACTCACAGTGCGGACTACATTGGATTTTATCCATCGCTTTAGGTCTGCCGCCGCCTTATCAACCACACCTCTGAAATATGCTTTGTTCGTAAAAGGGTCCCATTTAGCACCTACCCAATGCGTTACTGGTGTCGGGAATTGATGATCCACATCTTCTGGCTTTTGATGCCCTAAAAATCCAGGAAGACCTTGAGACATGACCTCGCCTACAATAGCCTGGAGTGCTTCTGGGCGGTAGTTCCATCCTCTTTTGCTCTTACCTGCAGGAATTTCGACTACAATCTCAAGAGGCTCTGTGTCTCCAGCTTTGAGAGTATCAAGATTAGCCCATGGTGCCAGTGGTATATCTTCAACTTTAATTTCACCACATATCATGGCCTGCACTGCTACCATTTCACCGGCAAGACTTTCAGGCACCGGCATTTCCAACTCCCTGTAGTGACGGAGCAGGTGACGCCTGACCTGAGCTTTTTGCTCTGGAGTGAGGTTTGGCTCGCTTCTGGCACCCGACAATGCTGCAGCTGCAGCTATAAGGCCAGAACGGTTTAGGACAATTGTTCCGTCTTCTCTTATTTCGTGGTGAGGTCCCCAGCAATCGGCTTGGGTAAGGTCTTTGTTCACTTCTGCTTTAATTACAGCATAGACTTCTTTTACAGCCTCTGTTATCCCTTCGGCTCCTTCGGCTATCCCCTGTTTTAGAATTTGCCATATCCGGCCTTTATCTACATCTCCCCAGGATGCATTTGAGACAGACTTTGATATTGTAAACTTCACTTTTTCACCTCCTTATCAGGGTAAAATAATAGCACCTTGGCTATTTGCCTTGGTGCTTATAATTTTCTTTTGGCTTTTTATCTTTCTCTTTGTTGCCATCAATCACCTGAAACATATCATGGGCTACCTGTCGTCTTAGTTCTTTTAAGTCCTCTTTTGTTGGCTCTGCCGGAAAACTTATTTCAATCCCGAATGGCATATGGTGCCTCCTTGTCAGATTTTTTTGTATATATCATTATACCACTTTTCAAGTTCAGGATCACTACTTGGATCTGATCTCCACTTCTTTAATCGTTTGACAAACTGTTCAGGCTCCTCATGCACCGGCACCAATATGCAAAGGCAATTCGGATGTCCAGGATACGGCGGTTCGTTCCCGGGAGCATATACTCCTTTGCCAAGGCCTTCATCATGTGCTGCAAGGTCATCACAAATATCAGTTATGGGGTGGCTCTTCGATAGTATCCACTTCATTCCTTTGTAGCTCGGCGACATCCGGGCCGCCGCTATTGTTCCTTCACCGAAGGCTGCCGTTGTTTCTGTGCGGGCAAGCCGCAAAGCTTCATAACTGATATCTCCTGGAATTCTGCCGCCCATTCTTTCCATCATTTTGGGATACTCACTGGCTAAAGTTTTTTTTCCTTGTTTTACGTATCTTTCCAGCATTCTGGCTGTTTTCACTGCATCCTGACCTATGGCTACAGATTCCTGAATAATGTCCCGAATGGTTCCACGCAGGTTTTCTCCCTGCTCCCAAATTCTGTCCGATAGGAACAGCCCTTTTTTAGTTCTGGCCCAGCATGCTTCTACTGCCTGGCGGTTTACTCCTGCGAGCATTGCATTCATATGCCCGGTACTAATTCCGGCTTCCTCGAATAAAGAAGATAGAATGCTTTTGGTATATCCCACCCCCGCTTCGACGGCGGTTTGTATATACTCATCCATCTGGTTTTTAAACTGGCCGGCAAGTTTCTCAGCTTCCTGCCGCAAAAGTTTCTCCATTGCTTCAAGATGTCTTTTCCTCAGCATGGCACCCGGCGTGGAAGCGGCCATCTCCCGCAATTCTTCCGCAATTCTATCTGCTGCTCTGATATATAGGCTTCGTATCTCCGGGTCCTGTCTTAACCGCAGGTCGATATATAGTTTTCGAGCTTCCAGGGCCCACCGCCAGTAATCACCGGCGGTACTTTTCAGCTCATCTATTTCCCGGCTCATGCATTACCACCCAGCAATTTGTCTATTTCTTCTTTCTGGCTTGTCAGGAATTGCCCATCTTCCAATCGCATCATCATAAGCCTGGTCTTCATGATCCGTTCCCTTTCACCGGGGATTTCGGGGTCATCACTGATATAATCGTTCATAGTCTCGATATACTGACTCAGGAATTGCGCTGCGGCATCAAGGCTTATGAATCCACCCTGCAAAGCAGTGTTTAAAGCCTGGGTTACTAACTGAAGTTCCTGGGCCACATCTTTTCCGTCTCTCGGGTCTATGTCGTCCCATTCAAGGGTTGTGGCATATGTTGAGAACCTTTTGTTTTCCGCTTGGGCCGTCATTGCCAGTACGATTCGAGCCAATCTCTGCCATGCTTCGGTAAAGTGTTCCCTTTTTCTCGCTATTCTGCGGACCAGTATAGGCATCTGTTCCTTGACACTTGATAAACTACTTGGTGTATGGACGCCAAAAGCGAATTCAGGAGTTTCTGATGTGTCTACAATGCAATAAAAAAGGAGCTGCAATAAATCCTTTGCATCTCCTATAGCTGAATTGACTTCAATAAATCCAGCGTCTTCTTCATCCTGGAATATTAAAAGCTCATGACCATCTAAATTAATTGTTCCACCCTTTGCCGCAAATTCCGCCGGATCTGTTATACCAAAGTTGTTTGCTAAAAATCGTGCAACTTCTTTAAGTTTAAGTTTCAACCGTGGTGTTGAATGCATCTTAGATCCCTGTATGGCATGAAGCATAACATCATGATAGGCTTTCAAAAATGGCTCTATCGGTTCAAGGTCCGATTGACCGAATTCTTTCGTTTCGTCTCCTTCATTCTTGAAATGCACTATAGGAATAAATCCCCATGGGTTCCTTTCTTCCCCCGGCTGTATATCCGGCGGTGTATCACCATCTATTTGTATCATGCGATGGTCTCCGCTAATGCGTTGAGTAACAACGCATCGTCTTGTGTTATTACTTTCATCAAGCCAGATATGTTCGGATTTAAGAACATACTCTTGAACCGACCCGGTAATTGGGTTTCTGATGATTTGCACCACCTGTTCTGGTGGAATGATGTTATATACCAGCCTGGCCTTTGTCTCAGGATACAGCGCTGCATCTTCCGTCTCTTCCCGGGTTATCCAGACAAAACAGTCCCCGTCTCGCATAGCATTACGGTGAGTCTGCTGCATCCGGCTTACATTTGCACCGAAAAAGTCGTCCAGCACGGCCTGAGCATCCGGATCTTCGCTTCGAAAGTGCGGCACACCCATAAAGCCCACAGTCGTATTGATAACGGGCTTTGCAAACCCGGCACCGAGCTTATATGCATCATCTATGTTCTCATAAATGGCCCGAGCTTTCGGATAATCCACACGGCTGGAATTAAGTCGATACGGCGTGGCATAAGTGCCGGTATATAATCTCCATCCGGTAAAGCTGAATATGTCTCTTAACTTTGATATTTCGCCTACAGCCCATGTAAGCCATTTTGGTTTAGCCATATATCTTCACACCTTTTAAAATATTTATAGCTGTCGGATCATAATTGCCTGTGGTTGGTTTAGCAAAAGCAAGAACCACTGCATCGGCCCTGTCCGGTGACATCAATCCCCGTTTCTTCATTTCTTCCTTAGTCTCCAATGCAATCTTACCTTTGCTGGTAATTCGATATTTTCTTGTGGTTAATTGACCCACGAGATCATCGTCGTTAATCAATTCTATCTGCTCTTCCTGTAATAAATCTCTCAAATGTGCCCATGCTTCAGTACCCCAATTCTCGTAATGATCCTGATCCTCCGGTGTTCCTCCGTTATGACAATCAACTATATCTATATAAAGCTTTTCTTCTCTAACAATTTCCCGTAGCCGGTCTGTAACACCACCGCCTACACCATCATCATCAATTTTTACGATGCATTTTGGTTTTCCATACTCTCTCATAAGGTCCTTTGCCAGTGCTATTACATGGCCTGCCGTGACCATTGTATCCTGTTTACTGTATGCTTTGAGATATACCAACTTCAACCCTACTCTTGCCGCTAATACTGTTTCATCATCACCAAACCTTGCGACGTCCACGCCTATTTCTAAAACTCCGTCAGGTTCAGCTTCTCGCATTGTTGCCGCTTCAACAATATCCAGTGGTATGAACGTATCCGGTTCGGCCTTCGGAAATTCACCGAGGACACGCACTCGATATACATCGCTGTCCTCATGATATTTTCTTTTTAATCTTTCAGCATATTCCTGTGTAACTCTCGGGCTGTCCAGACATGAGACTTTCCGGGTCCAATACAGAGCACGGTCCTTGAAAAATGCATCGTGGAATACGCCGCTGTTTTTCGTCGGGTTTCCGCACATAAGCAGCTTTGCATCCGATGTTGTAAGTGCACCTTCTATAGTCTCAAATATGCTATCAGCCACACCAGAGGCCTCGTCTATAATAAAAAGCAGGTGTTCCTCATGGAACCCTGCCATATTCTCCGGTTTATTTGATGTCCTGGCCGTTGCAAACCAGCGCTCTGGATATTGTTTTTGAACAATCTTTGTTTTTTGCCATTCGAAATATGGTTTTAAAGCTGGTGCTCTTTCCAGCCATTTTGCCGCTTCTGCCCACAGTATGTCATGCAACTGCTCTCTGGTCGGCGCTGTGCAAGGTATTTTTGGAAAAGGCCTCGTGAATAAAAACCATAAAAGTGCCCAGGCTTCGAGGGCTGTTTTCCCTACACCATGGCCGGACCTCACTGCTACCCGTGGGTAGTCTGCAAGAGCCTGTAAGGTTTCAGCTTGCCAATCGTCAGGTTCAGCATGGAGTACATTTCTAACAAACAGTACCGGCCTTTTGATGTATTGGATCATGCCTCGGACCAATTCATTTTTCATCTTTTAGCACATCCCAGGCCTCTTTTAACACGTCCGCTAGATTTTCCAAAGCATCTTTTTCGGGACTTTCTCCTAACAGCTCTTGTTTTTGCTTAAATTGCTGTCTAACTTCTGATGCTGTTGCTGACAATAAATCTACTAACGACTTGGGGGGTGCTTTAGCCTTTTCTTTTAATATCTCTTCAAGCCATGCTTTGACTCCTTGATATAGTTCATAGTTGCTTTGAGCAATACTATCAAGCATTTCTATATCTGATAGATGTTTTTTGACTGTTTTTTGCATTTGCTCTTTACTTTTCCGATACTGTTCTCTCGCTTCAGCTTTTATATCGAAATGTTCATTGAGATGTTGCCAAATAGATTTATAACTTATATCTTCGCCGAATTCTTCTTTAAGCCTTGAAGAGAGCGCTCTTGGGCTCATCCCTTCTTCTTTCGCCCATTTTTCAATTTCGACCCGGTGCTGGCTGTTACAAACCTTGCACCGGGAAGAATACCCAGCCGGCATCCGGGCCACCTCCCTGTTACTGTTACGGTTGTTACTGTTACGGTTGTTACGGTAACACAGGCATGAAAAAAGAGCCAAGTTAGGAGCTCTTAAATTTTCATTTATCTTCTTATGTTTTTATAATCAGTATATTTTATACTCTTATCTTTTGTTGAACAGTTTCCGACTTTTAAATCCTTATTTTTGTTCTTAATAGGCTTCATTCTTCTCCTCCTATTCTTGAATCTCAAAAATTTTATTTAACCTTTTTTTAAAATATTCTTTATATGGTTCTTTATTCCTAACCAATTTTAACAATGGCCATTCAAACATAAATAAAAAATCGTCATCATCAACATCATCTAGAGCAGCTTTAGTCTTTTCAAAAGCATCTTCTTCATCGAGTATAATAGCTTTTGCCATAATAAAATTATTATTTAGCATAGAAAAATCAATAGCTTCTAACTCTTCTCTTATTTCATCGACTCTGCCATTTATTTTGTAATATAAATAATAATTTACTTTTGCAATCAGTTGACTGTGTCTATCCATCTTGTCAAATTTATAAATAGATTGATATATACTAGGAATAATGTCACAATTTCTGTCCATATATTTTAGCAATAATTCATTTACATCATTAAACATACGTTTATAATTATCTCTATGTATTAGTTTACTATATTGATAATATATTATCCATCCCAATCTTTCAACTTGCTTTATACGGCTCACTATGTAATTATAATCGGCATTAATTCTTTCTCCTTTTTTTACACAATTAGAATACTCTTTTGAAACATTTTTTAAATAGTAGTCATTAATATATCCATCTGTATGTACAAATAAATTTCTTCGTTGATACAATTCATTAATTAACTCAACAGTTTGCTTTTCATCCTTAAAATTGTCACTAATTTTTAGCTTATCATTAATATATGAAAACCAACTCTTAAAACTCCCTCTAAAAATACTGTCAATCTCTGAGTCTATCAAATACAAACGTGCATCATTAATATTTCCGAATTCCTTCATTTGCTTAAATGTTACGGTTTTATTTTCAACTAAATCCCCCTCATATAAGTTCAAATAGAAATCTCGTAGTATTTCTGAAACTAGAGTTTCTAAGCAAATACACACACTTATAACAGAGGATTGATTTATTAAATCTTTTTTATGAAAACTTGGTTCTGAATCATCTTCTCTGATTCTTTCCATTATGTAGCTCATTACTCCTGGACTATCAGATGTCAGAGATACTTCACCATCTTCATCTTTACTAACTTTAATACTGTTGTATATTTTTTTCATTATAGGATTTTTTTCAATTAAAAAATCTGTAAGTGAATACAATTGCTCCCTTGCATCACCACGAGCCATTTCATCTTCTATATTATTTTGTGTAAAATACTCATCAAACTTTCTATCAAATATAGCATAAACTAAATCTCTTAGTTCTAATATTTCAACGTCTTTCTCTACCTTTTCAGCATTTGACTCTTCTATTATTTTTTCAATTAATTGTAATTGAGTAATGAAACGATTCATTGTATTATTCAATTCTATGCCCATAAGCAACCTCCTACCAACTTTTACAATTTTACGATTGTTATGCGTTATCTGTATCATATCATGTTAAATATTTTATCTGAATAATTTGTTTTCTTTGTATTAATATTCAATTATTTCTTGTTTATTATATTTCTACATAAAAGTAGGAAATTCCTGCATCAATCATTCGACATTTTTCCATATAGAATTATAAAAGCACCGGTTGCCCGATGCTATTATTCCGGATTGGCAGGTTACGGCCAGCTTAGAGGTCTCCGGTGTCTATCTGGCGCATTTATTAAAAGTTTATCGAAACCTGCCATCGTTATATATTGTATATTATCATACTAACATATTTTTACCCACTCTGGACGGCTGTATTCCGGCTGTCTTTAGGCATTGCATCTTCTCCAAAAAGGCCAATTGCTATTTTAGTGACAGCTCGCTTTCGTATTTCCCTGCACCACCGTTCATTAATCCTTACACTATAAGCTATTTGCCACCACTGCTTACCGTTTATATACCGTTCGGTTATTATCTGTCTCTCGGTGTCATTTAGAGCTTCTATTGCCCTGTCGATTCTCTCTATCTTCCCCTCTGTGGCTTTTATTCTCTGCTCAAGAAGCCTTTTCTTGTCTGCTGCTCTTACTCCCGCTTCTTCCGTAATCGAATAAAATGCATAAGTTTTACTGGTCGGCTCTTTATCATAATTAATAGCTGATATTTCCCGATAGTCCATTCCCTCAATTTCCTGCTTCATATTTTCGATACTGGCTTTGAGCGAATTGTAGTTATATAAAAATTTCTCCGTTGCTTTGTAGTAATTCAAAACAAAATCCTCCTCCCTCTCTCCTGGTGCTAGCCCGCCTTTTCCCGGTAATGGTGGCTCTTCCATAATCCTTTTCAGGACCTTTGGCGGCATTTTCGTCCTTGGCCGCCTTTTCTCATGTTCCTGTAGCCACTCATCAAACTCTTGCTCCTTCATCGCCCTCCCTCCCGCAATAGAAAAAGGCACCTCGATTTTCTCGAAGTGCCTCCGGTTTTCCGGTCAGCAGTTATTCATTATATAATTAAACATAGTTGCTCTTCCTTTGGATAAATGATAGGGCATTTCTGCGGCATGTATACGTCTGTAATGGGTATATTATCTCCTCCTAGAGGCGGTTCTACTAAAACTTTTTCTCGAAGAAGTGCGCAATAGATATAACTAAAATCTGGACTCGTATCTCCGCCACCCTGTTGGAAATGGTCAATGTATCGACATGGGCTGTATTCATCGCAATTAAAACAGTTTTTCATATTTCTTGTAATTTCACCCCCTGTCGCTATATCCTTGTAATGTTTAATAACGTGGATCATACTGCCTAGCCTTAAATCCACATTTCTCACATCGCCATTCTTTCCACATTCCCGGCACTACATGAACCTCGACATGTTTGTCACCACATCTTGGGCAGGTTATTGCGATACCTCTACCCTTACAATGCGGGCATATTTCCTCATACAAAGACATTGCTATTTCATCCATTTATATGTTCCTCCTTCACATAATTTATAGACTGCGTCTCTATAACTTAGTCTTTTTAACTCCTTCCTCCACCATGACCGGCAGCCCATCCTGCACTTTTATCGTCACTTCCCCATGCCCCAACTGCCGGATGAATTCCAGCAGCCGACGTTCTTTTTCATGCAGTTCTTGTTCGTTCAATTTCCCGCCTCCAATCGATATATTCTTTAATCGTGATGCATAAGCGAATCTTCCGCAAATATTTCTCATACAGGTCCCACGTCCTTTCCTTCCGCCCCGCCATCGTCGCAAGCACCATCCGCCAGACAAGCTTCAATGCCTCATCATTCACCGTCCGGCCCCCTTAAATGAAACTATCTCCCAGACTCCGTCTTCATCAAAATACGCCCCGCACTTCTTGCATTTGTATAGTATTTCATCGCTATTGATACTCCGTAGTACTCGTGCCTCCCCAAGTTCCAGATTCAGCCACTGCAAGCATCCCGGGCATTGTATCACTTCGGCCATGGCCTACGCCTCCTTAATTTTCCGTTTTTCCGCCAGCAGCTCACAAAGCCGCTTCGTGCACCGATCCATTTCCCGCTGGTATAGCTCCCGGGTTAATCCCTCCGCTATCTTCGATTTGTGGTAGGCGTTTTTGTATTTTGCCATTTGAAGTGCTATTTCAGAATTAATGCTTTCTAAGGTCATTTAGCATACCTCCTCGACTTCTAAAGGCTCAATATATACCTCCGTCCTTGGATTTTGTTTATCATACAGCACCCGGCTACCATCCGTCGCCGCTACAATCTTTGAATTGTCATCTTTTAAAATGCCACATTTTACAAGGATATCGTGTAAGGCTTCATTGAGATTCGTCAGGTCGCATTTTCGCCTCATGTCCATATAAAAAAGGGCTTTGACATTGACAGGATAGTCGATAGGTTTCGGCAGAGGCTTGATGAAATATCGGCATTGTTGCTCATAGCGTTCATACTGGGGGCTTGGAGCGACAAAATACTTTTTCGTTCTATGGTTTAAACGTAATTGCTGATGGTTCTTTTTTGTAATTGGTGGAAGTGGGATGATGATTTTATACTTCATTTGTCTTCACCCTGTCTATCAATTCCTGCAACTTATCTGCGCATTCTCCATACGCTCTACCTCTGCCATAAAAATCAGCATTAGTATACTTATCTGACGTTTTCATGCCGAAGTATTTGTATTGCTTTTCGTCCATTTCGGCCTGGAGCTTTATGAGCTCTTCTATGATGTTCATCACGCACACCCCTTTGCCTTTTTTATGAGTGTGTCCAGCTTTTTGCGCTTTGCCATTAGTTCATATATTGCTGCATCTATAAAATCCGGCTCTGCGTATTCCAGGTCCTGCTCTGCAAGAGCAAGTTCTATTTGGGCTTTTTGAATATGCATTGCGAATATATCTTTCTCAATGCTCATACTTTATCCCTCCATGACTTTGATATCCCCGGTTTTAAGAAAGATTTTATTTATGCACTCCTTATAGCCTTTTTCATTCAGTATCAGGTAAAAATTAGGATATTCTTTGATCACCTTAGCTGTATAATTCCTTCGGCATTCACTATAATTGTTTCGGCCTTTTGTTTTATCTTTGACTTTTATAATTGTATTTTTTGTTAGTTCCATTTTCCGCCTCCTCATCCAGCACCACAAGCCGTGCCAGTATCCGTATCCGTTCCTCGCCTCTGGCCCGGAGATACAGGTCCAGAAGACGGTCACGTTCACTGTATTGCAAGCCAATGTTGTTCCTCATCATCCTGTTTACCTCCTTCCAGCATTTTCATGCTCATGCTGCCACTCAGTCGCTTTATGTCTTCTTTCAGGGCTGCCGGCAATAGACGCTCTTTTTGCTCCCGTTCCGCTACCTGTTCATACATCTTTAGGAACTGCCCTCGAACTACTCCTGGCTCTTCTGAAAGACATATCTCCTGCCAGCCCATGTATTTCACCACTTTTGCCGTCCGTGGTGACATGCTCGCCAGGGCTTCAGCCTGCCGGTAGTAACCGTATAACCTTATGGCTCGTTCGACTTCCCCCCAGGCTTCGGCAGCGGTTTCCGTTTGCGGAGTAGTTATCTCCATAATGGCTTCTCGCATCTCGGCCACTGTGGGGAAGTATTTTGCAGTGGCTAGTATCTTGAAAAGTGCTTTCTCGGCAACTTTGTAGGGCACATCCTTCAACATCTCAAACCAAAGCATGGCCGTAGGACCCATATCACGCTCCTGCATGGCAGGGAAATTAGCCACAGCCCACCCCACAAGATTTTTTATTTCATCCAGTGTCATTCTTTCTTAATCCCCCTTTTGCGGATAATTCCATTAGACTAGCAAATGCACGAGGTATATGTTTTTTGGGTTCCTCCCTTGCTTTTTTAGCATCGAATTCTCTCTGTCTGTGAGCAACAAGGGTATCCCACTTTTCCCGAAGCTTCCCCGGGCTTAGTATGTTTGCTTTCCAGAAGCTGTCCCGATGCGACCAGTCAATCAGTGCCCGTATCTCGTCCGGACTTCGGTTATCTATGCGAATCATGAGGTCAATGTCATAGGCCCATCGCTTCAAGCCCTTTGCTGATGGTTCAGGGACCTTAGCGCCAGGTAGATTTTCTAATATGCACTGCCTCATGAACATTGCGAGCTGATATTGAACTGTATCTTCGCTGAAAAGTGGTATGATATGCCTCTTGCTTTTTTTGCCTTCGTTTTGGGGTTCCTGCGGCTCGTCCGGGCTTTGCTCGGACGTAGTACTAGTACCTGAAGGTGAAGGTGAAAGTGAAGGTGAAGGAGAAGGTGAAGGTACGCAAATGCGCTCATCTGCGCTACCTTGCGCGCAAGTGCGTGCATCTGCGTGCGAATTATCTCCCAAGAGCGTTTCTGCGCTATCCTCTGCGGTTTGTAGCTCTTCATCGTCCCCCCATGGAGGATTTGGCGGGGGTGGGCAATTGGAATCATCCAATTCTCGCTTACTGCTTCGTATGTAAGTTTGATATTTATAGTATTTTTGCGGATCTATGGCTAAATAATATTTGCCGTTAACTTCATATTTATGAACTAATCCTGAAGCTGCATATAATTCAATGGCTTGTTCTATATCTTTCGCAGTGTATGGAAATGCTGGGAATATGCTAAGCTTAATTTTCATGGGCACTGCTTCCATTCGGCCCCAGTCATCGAAACCTGTAATAAACCAGGGCCACATAAGAGCTGCTACTGGGTTCTCTGATGCAATATTGGCTATCCGTTCATCTATACTCATATCGCTGGTGATGTATCGTTTCCTTCCCATTTTTCCCTCTCCTTAATGCACAAGTAACAAATCAATTACTTCACGAGCACATTTATATGGATCCGCCCATATTTCACTTCCGGTAAAATGTATAATTTGATACCCAGCCATCATTAGCATCCTGTCTCTTTGCTTGTCTCTAGCAGCTTGTTCTTTTGTTTTTTCATGGAATTCGTGACCATCACATTCGATGATGAGCTTTTTGCATGAATTCAAATCAGTAATATTTCCTAAATAAATACATATATCAACCCGATATTTCTTACCCAAAATCTCAATCTCTCTTTGAGGTTCTAAATAGAATCCAATATGGGTAAGGCCTCTTCCATCAGCTACATCTAATAAGGCTAAAACTAATAATTGTTCAATAGGGGATTCACAGTCCTCGATTATTGACAAATATTCGTAAGCATAGTTGTAAATTATTTTATTAATAAAATCCTGAACTTTTGGTTCTAAGTGTTGAATTCTATCTATTAACCATTTATTGTTATCATCCAATATCATCTTTAGACCCCCGCCCCTTAATTTACCTAATGGTTAAATAAATCAAAAATACATAAACTAATTATGGAGGTGCTTGCTATGAAGGACATGTCACCTGTTGATTGGATAATTGCTAGTATCCTGTCAGTGGGTTTAACTGTCCCTTTCATTTTCATCATGAAAGACATGGCGGACTCCCTCAGGATTATAGCGAAGAGGCAACCTTCCTGAGTCTGCGGAGGCCTACTATCAAGGGGCCTCCGTCTATTCAATAAGGGATATAGGCAGGCCGGGGATAGCCCACCCGCCTAAAATGGAATATCGTCGTTATAATCCAACTGCCGTTTTACTTCTGATTTAACTCTCTCCCACGCTCTTTGAAATGTGCTATCAAGATTGCCGGTAACATCAATTTCGATCTCAGCCTCTGCTTTACGGTTGTTGTATCCAGGCCCTGATTTGAGTTCGGAATATGCAACACGAATTTTCATCACTCATTCCCTCCCACTACCTTTAAATTTGGCTTTTCAAACAAATTCAACTGATGCATTGCCCTGCCCATGGCCTCCACATCTGGCATATATAACCCATGCCGGCGGACTACATCCACAAAATCCTCTAGGTCATGAGGCACCAAGATAAATTTAGCTTCATCGTCATCCCATCCGCAGTGACAAAGTTCGTGGTCAAGAATTGCCATCTTTCTATTTACATCAACTGTGGCCCAGACAAAATGGTTAAGCGTAATTATAAAATCGTATCCATGCAGTAGCTTCTCTTTCTCACTGCATCTATGAGCACTCCCCAGGATTGTTTTACCGTTTTTCTTCCAGGTATCCGTTTTGAATATGTATGCAATTTTTGCAAGTCCAAGGTGTGGATGATATTTTGATATGAGCTGTTTTGCAAGGTTCTGAACGTCTTCGGCAATTTCATATTTCAAACCCATATTGGTCCCTCCTTTCGGGGCCTTTAGGCCCCCTTTATTGCCACCACAAGATTATCAAATTCTGTATTCTTCGATTAGTCTTTCTAACTTCTCCTTAAATTCGTAATAACTATCCCTTGTTATGCAAAATTCTTCTTGTATTTGTACTTTCATTTCACAATCATCGAGTATGGTAACTTCTATCATGTTCTTTCCTCCTATATACGCAAAGCAAAATATTCCGCTATTGTCGCAATGCCTTTTATGGAGCACTCGCAGTTACGAACGTCCCACCATGCACATTTTTCTTCTTTGCATGCAACGTCATGCAATCCGTTTTCAACATATCCTGTATCCTTCCAGACATACCTGCTCAACATCGGGCAAATTTTTTCATCCATGCTTCTCCCTCCTCCCGGCACCGGCTATTGCGCCGCCGGTGCCTTTTTATTCTGTTTTCTCACTATCGCTTGACAATCCATACAAAGCGCCCGTTTGAAGTATTTCTCGCTATATTCTTTTTCCTTCTCCGATATCATCTTTCCACATTCGTCGCATGTTTGTATTTGTCCATATTCCACTGCTTCAGTATCTCCGACATCTTCGAAAGGCTCTGGAATACTGGGCTCTCCTCCATCTCCTTCCGGGCTTCCATCTTGCTCCGGATATCCTCCCGGACCCTCGTTATCTCCTCCGCCATCCTGCCGAAAAAACTCCTGATCCTCGCCCTCGAATGCGGCCACGTCATCAGCTTCTTCCTCCCGAATCATATTCTCCACATCTAAAAAGCCATTGGCGGTTATATACCGAACACACCGGTTAAAGGCTCTTGTTTGGGCCATGACATCGGCATGAGGCTTAATAGTGCTCATCTGAATATTTTCAGGGCTGGCTGTGGCTTTAGCTTCTACCTTCAATCCGTCGCCAAAGACGATAATACATTTTGCCACTGCGGTCCCTTGCGGGGCTGTGAACATTTCTGCCATATAGTCACGCTCTTTGCACATCTGCTCTATGATAGGGGCAGGCAGTGTCTTTGCCAATTGGAGCATCTCTTGAGGGCTTTCGTGAGCGTAGCTGCCCATAATCGTTAGTATGCTCTTAATACCCTTACGCTTGTTGGCAACTTCCTGGAGCTTGAGTTTAAGGCCGCCGGTGTCTACGTACGGCTTGCCGCCCAAGGCTACCAAAAAAGGTTTCATTCCTTTTACGTCCAGTTTGCCGTTATACTGCGATATTTCAGCCAGGGCTTTTAGGACCTTTGGGTCCTTATCCGCTGGCACCATCTGTTTTTCATTTGTTGCCATTTTTTACACCTCCACCGTAAATTCCGGATTTTGCGGTATTGCTACCACTCCCGGAATAGCTTCGCCAGTAGTTTTCGAAATTACTCGTTCACCATCAATGACCGTATCTTTCTTTAGAGTTGCCCAGTCTGCTCTTTTCTCGATCTTCACTAGTTCAGTCATCCCATTTTGCTCAAGCCAAGCTATTAGCTTTTCTTCGTCTCGTTCAATCTTCGGTTGTTTGTATTTCTTGATCAGCTTTCCGCTGGGAAGCGCATATGTCTCCTGCGTCTTGGTCTTTTTGTGTGGCACTGTCTCGAAGTATTCCGCCAGTTTCCCTGAAAAGAATCCGACTTCCCGCTCCATTTTTTCCTTTTCTGCTGCTAGAGCTTCCTGTAATTGTGCTATTTTGTCATTTACGACCATCTCAAACCGCCTGAATTCGGCTTTTGCTTCCCTGATTTTGTCTAATGCCCAATCGGCCTGGCTATCGTTCTCGATTTTCCAGCTTTCTTTTTGCTGTTCATCTTCTATGTCCACGCCCAGGTTCTTCAGGGCTATGTTTGCTAATATGTTCATCATTCTTCCTCCTTGCATTTTCCCCCAGCATTTGCTATACTGGAGGTGGTGTTAGATTGCCCTTGCCATAAGGGCTTTTTCTTTTTGTGTCTCTGTAAACAGAATGGCTAATGCTGCACTTACAACATCTTCTACTTCTTTGGTCACCTCCCGCCATTTTGGTTTTTCTGTTTCGTCGACTTCTCCGTCGCAAGCTATTTCGATTAGTGTCCTGTCTACCGATTCAAGGTCCTTAACCTCCTTTTGAAATCTTAAGACAGCCCTTGCCAAGTCCGAGAATTTTATATCAGGCAAATATTTCTGTCCTACGGCTGTTGAGTATTTTAGATGTTCATAACCAAGCCATGGTGCCCGATATGCTTCAATCATCCTGCAAACCACATCATCCGGCGGTATTGTTACGCCCGTCTCATAATCTGCCAGAGACCGAACACTGACATTTATTGCCTCTGCTGCCTGAATTTGTGTTAAACCTGCGCTTTTTCTAGCAATTTTGTAGATGTTTTCGCAATGGGCCTGCATTCCCTTTCCCTCCTTTCTGCTGTATGATAAAGGCAACGAAGCAGTTTTAAGACAGTCTTAATTTCACGCACTTTGCAGGATACTGAAAATAACCTCATCACGCTCCCTCCTCCCCGTATAAATAAGAGATATAATCTTGTAGGTTGCTCATCTGCGTCATGAGCTCCTGGTGCAATTCAATCAGCCTCTTTTCAGCTTCCCTGGCCTGGCGGATGATTCTGTTGCACTCATCAATTTCACGTAATGTTACCGCCAGTTGCTCTTCGGACCTTGCCAGATCTTCCGGAGTTAATCCTCCCTGGAGCCATTCCTCTTGCCCCTCCCGCCTGTTTGGGGCGATTTTCGCTATTGTTCCCATGCTTGTCCCTTCTTTCGGTAAAAATTTTTGGCATCAGACCACTTCCTCGATTTGCCGCAGAATATCTGTTTTTGTATAGGGCCCGATTGCTTCCCATAGCACAAGTGTTTCGATGGCTCGCTTTACTGCTTCTTTATTTGCAGGAGTTACATGGATACTCAATTCGATGTTGATAAAATCCGTTTTCGGTCCGAATTTCAAAACTGTCACCTCCTTGTGGCTCTCATTTTCCTCAACTGCTGCAGTTGCTTCAAGATCCTCCCTATGCACAGCCGGCAGATTTTTCCCTCATCGGGCCTCAGCCGTCGGCCACAGTGTTCGCACCGTTGCATCGGTGGTCACCTTCTTCCTTTTCTTTTTTTATCTCCTGGGCCAGTATCCGGGCCATGGCCAGCAGATTCGGGTATAGTATCTTTTGTAGTTGTTCCTCCGTCATGCCCTCCGGGGGCCCGGATTCTTTTTCGATTATTTTGGGTATCATGGTCTCAGCTCTCCCTTCATGCGGTTTGTTCTTTGCTTACCCTTCTTAAGGCCACAACATTGTCTTCCTTAAGCAGCTTCCTTATGAAGTCCAACCCCTTCTGATACACCAGGGTCTTAATGTTTATACATACCGTTCCGTCTGGCTTGGAGTATTTCTGCTCTATCGTTCTGAAGTAACCACAGTCGATGTATTTTTGATATGGGATGTTATTGCTCATTAAGACGCCTTTATTCCTAAGTATCTCGAACAGTTTGTTGCGGCCTATGCCCATATCAAGCACCTTTGCCGCAGATCCTATATCTATGGCATCTTTGCTGCCGGCCACTGCGTCATAGAATTCAGCTTTTGGTAACAGCTCCTGTATCTTTTTATCCTGCTCTTGGATGATTTTATTGGCCTCCAGCACTGCTGCGGCTAATAGCTTTCGTGGATCAGCCGGAAGGTTATTTTTAAGCTCTTGCTCCATGCGGTTGAATTCATTAATATAAGCGACTTTGAATCTCATGGCTTTCTCGCCGGTCCAGCCCATTGTGAGAAGAGTAAATCCATCTTTTGTGAGAAGATATTCTTTGTAAGCCTGATTATTTTGCGGATGAATGTAAGTTGACTGGATGAAATACTTTTCTGCTTGGGTTTCCTCAATTTTGAGGAGACCCCCTATAAGTTCCTCAATGTCTCTTATGACATTGTCATGACGTTTATCAAAATTCTCTGCAACTATCCTGCTGGATACAACCAGCATTGAGCCTTCTTGTTTTATGCCAAGATGGATTATTTCGCCCATAAGTTCATCTCCTTGTTGATTGTTTTCTCCTCTCTCTGGTGGTAAAATTTTCTTGGAGAGGAGGTGATAATTATGAGCATTACATGCCCATTTTGTGGCAACCAAAATGTTCAGCAATTAAAAAACATACAACCCAATCAAACATATGCGCTTTCTATAATCGATACCGACAAAGGTCCTACACTTCCATCACAATACTTGCCAGTAGATGTTTACGGTTGCTTGCAATGTAAAGCCATTTTTCTTGTCTGTGAATCGTTGAGAGAAAAGAAGTAGTCTATTTTGCTGTTGGTATTGTATCTGCAGTAAGTTCTCTAATTGCCGGTATCAAATCAGCGGTAAGCCCATTTTCCTTTTTCTGGCGGGTCTCAAGTTTATCGTTTATCTTTTTGAGTTCCGCCAGAATCTCTTTTAAAATTTCCTCCATCCTGCTCCCTCCCTTCATGCGGTTTGCTCATACGTATCTGCATAATGTCTGTGCGACCATTCTGTGACCTTTGACACACCATAACCGACATATTGTTCTACAACAACAACATCTGTGTAATACCCTGGTTTGTAATCTTTTGAATTGAAGGCTTTAATTATGGCCTCACTCTCATCGTTAGCAATAATTTCATGCATTTCGTTAAACTGCACACCATCTTTTCTTGCCTCGCTCGGCACAAACACCTTGAAAAATCTTTTGCCTGCAAATGTTTTCATATTTATCATCCTTTCTTTTTGGTTTATGCGGTTTGCTGATTCGTTCGAGATGCTTGAACTTTTGTGTCAAAAAAAATTTCTTCTACCCTTACACCCAATATCTGACTTATCTTAATGGCTTTCTCTAAAGTCATTTCAACATCTCCGTTTTCCAATTGGCAATATCCGCTCTTGTCTTTATATCCTAGTTTTAAAGCCATTTCCTTTTGTGTTATGTTTTTATCAGTTCTTATTTTTTTGAGTTTCTCATGGACCTTTTTCAAGTTCATCCCTCCTTTGCTGTTCAAGCATCTTCAACTTTCAATTATTATTATAGTTCAATGTTATTGAACTGTCAATAGGGTTATAATAAAAAAGTTAAAATTTCTTGAACAATATTTTTCTATCTTGAATCGAGTGATATAATTAGTTTAAGATTTATGAACTGAGGGGTAGAATATGCCAACCATTGGTCAAAGAATAAAACAATTAAGGCTAGAAAATAATCTAACCCAAGAGGATTTTGGTAAATTATTTGGTATTGTCAAATCAACGGTTTCTATGTATGAAAGCGACAAAAGTATACCTGATGATGAAATTAAGAAAAAAATAGCCGAATATTTTCAGGTTACTCTTGACTGGCTTATGGGGATATCCGAAATTCGTAACCCCGCCGACAAAATCACCGACTCCGTCTCCGATGACCCGGAACTGGCGAAGTTCTGGGATGAACTCAAGAATCGGGAGGATTTAAAATTACTATTTAAACAGATTAAAGACATGCCTCCAAGCGATGTCAAAAAGATTATACGGGTAATTAAGGCGATTGAAGATGAAGAAGCGGCGCATGATGATTTATAAAAATATATGGGGGGATAAAATCTATGAGTAATAATGCATCAGATAGGGAGTTACTAGAACTTGTTCTTGCTCAAGTAAGCAAGCTAACTATGGACATGGATGGAATGAAATCAGAAATGCGGGAAAGATTTAACCAGGTAGATGAAAGATTCAATCAGATAGAACAAAGAATTGACAAGATTGAAAAAACCGTGATTAAAATCGAACATGAGCATGGTGAGAAACTCTCAGCCCTATTTGATGGATATAAACAGAATAGTGATAAGCTAGATCGAATTGAAACCGAAGTATCAAAACATGAGGAAGTAATATTGCGCCGCATAAGATAAACTTAATGGTAAAACAGTCAAGATTTTACTTTTGATTCAAGGGGGCGGCTGAATGTTGGTTTTAGATGAGCCCCTATTCCGGGCTTTAATGGATGGCACTATGCCATTCCATGAGGTTATGAATGCATTCGGTATACGGGTTACTATTGCAAACCTCCCACCTGCTGTGTATGGGTTTACATATGTAAGTAAGAAAGGTAATTATCATTTAGCTCTTAACGGAAATATAAATTATGAAACTCAATGCAAAGTTTTTATTCATGAGATAAAGCACATTATAAATGATATACCAAAAGAAGGGTATATCATCGGGCTGGACATGCAACATCAGACATTCGAAATCGAAGCGGATAAGGTAGCTGAAAGTTGCAGCCGGTATAATGCTAAAGTCGGTTAGACGACGATGAGGTTAGAAAAGATTTGAGTGCCCCGGAAATGAGTCAGTGGCTCGAGGTGCCGGAGGAATTAGTAAGGTATAAAATGAATACCTATTGATAAAAGGATTTTATACTATTCATGATTATATGGAGGGGGTTTTCCTTGGCTGAATTCTCTTTAGATAATCTATATCTTGATGAAGCTTTAATAGATGTTCGTCATCCTGATTCATTATTTTTCAATGACAAAAAAGCAGAACTTGTTAGCAAGTTGGGCAATATTTTACCTAATTACTCAATTCAACCTGATAATACAATAGCTCTATTCAATCCTGAAATGAAGACTAATGCTAATATTAGTATAAATAGATTTGGGTTAACATATAGTGAACCCAAAGATGTAGATGAGTTCATATTATTTGTAAAATCTTTTTCAAAAACTGTATTGGATTTTCAAAAAACCCATTATCTTAAATAGAGTTGGAATACGATATTTCTTTATAAAGGATACATCCACAATACAAATGGCTCAGAAATTTATAACGAAAAATTTTCTACGATATAATTATTTCCCAAACTCTTTCAAAGCTAATAATATGACCACCGAGATTATTTTCCATATACAAAAGAATTATAAGATTAATTTAAGATTTGCTCCTATCGGAAGGCAAATAATTAATATTACAGAAAATCATACTGAGGCAAAAAGACGTTGGGGCCTACTTATCGATGCGGATTTTTATATCGAAAATATTCCGTTTAATGACTCCTTTGATTTCTTCCAAGATAGTAAAAAATATTTATTAAATGACGTTTGTAATTTTTTAAATTCTTTCTAAGGGGAATATTATTATGTTAGATCCAAATCCAGAATATAATATAGAAAACTCAACTGTAAAAAAACCAACAATAATAAAAAATACTTCTCCTGAATATTCAATTAAAGCATTCCTTGAAGTTCCTCCAGATACCACAGCAATAATTTACTATGATAAGAATTTATCTGAGAAAGATGATTTTTATCAAGCAAATAGTGTTATAATAAGAAAAAAGAATCAAGTTTTTCCAAATAATAAATTTAGACAAAGCCGTAATTTTGATAAGCATTATTCTGAGAATGCATATTTCTACTCCGAAGAATGCAATTCTTTAAATATCCCAGAATATTATAGAACTATAAGAATATATTCTCGCGAATCTTCGCTGGAGGAACCTAATATGACTAAACTATTTTTAGACAATTTTAGCATGCCATTTCTAATTTTTACCTTGATAAGCTGTCTTGGTATAACTTTTTTCTCTATATCTTTAATATTATTAATAATTAAGGGGATTTACATAATACATCCGTATTATTCGATAATGGGTGTTTTTGGTTCAATCGGACTATTGTCAACAGTAATTTCTGCTATAAAGTATTATAAGGAGAAATTGTTATAATGATAGATAAAGCTATTTCCTTTTTTAAAAAAATATCGGATATTCCTAAAGCAAAGCCATTTGAAACAGTAAATTTAAGATTTTTTTTGGTAATGAGTATAACGGCTATTATTTTATGCATGCCAAATATTGCAAATTTAATTTATTATTATGCTATGGATATTAAATTCACGCCATTAGATTCTATATATTATTTTTTACCTTCTGTTGGAGAAGCTTTTTTATGTACAAGTTTTTGTTTTTGGTTGAGATATCAGGAATTATCTATTAAGAAAACAAAATTTATAAAGAATCAAAAACTGTAATATATTTTTATTTAAATGCGGGAAACCGCTTTTTATTTCAGCTTCATATAGAACAAATGTTTATAAAACAGTAAAATAACACTAAAAAGGGGGCCTTCTTATGAATGAAATATTGAATTTCCGCAGCCCAAAAATACAGTCAAAAAGTATCAAATATGCAGTTGCCCTCTGCCGGGTTTCTACTGAAGACCAGTTCACAAAAGGCCTTTCTGTCCCGGAACAGCGCCAGCGGATTCAGAAGTGGGCGGATGAACATAATGTAACTATTTTAAAATGGGTCGAACTCCACCATTCCGCTTATCGTGGGCTAGATGAAGATCCTGAAGTCCTGGAACTATTGGAATATGCCAAGAATAACGACAAAGTGTCTCTGTTTTTAGTCGATGAAAAAAGCCGGTTCGCCCGCCGGAAATATCTTCGGGTGGTATGGCAAGAAGAGTTGCGCCGGCACGGTGTAACGGTCATCGGAGTCAGCGAGCCACAATATGACCGGAACTCAATTCACGGCATCTGGCTGGAGGGTATTTCTGAGACCAAAGATGAGGCCCGGAGTATCGAAACCGCCTATCATACCGTAAAAGGTATGACAAGAAACGCCGGCACCCGGGACCCTGAGACAGGTTACTGCTATAAAAACGGTGGAATTGCCCCGGATGGATACATAAACAAACGGGTTATCAGAGGAAAAGACTCCCGTGGGAAGGATATTACCAAACTTCTATGGGAGATTGATGAAAAAAGGTCCTGGCTCATCCGGTATATGATCCTGGAACTCTGGTATCGAAAAAAAATGTCATATAGAGATGTGAGGGACCATCTCAATACTAAAGGTACCGAATATCAAAATAGAGAGGGTAGGCCCTGGTCAGTAACAACTATCAGGGAAATCTGTATGCGTGCCCTGGAAGGTGTTTATTCAGGCCTTTACTATTGGAACCGGACGGGGCGGGATCTTAGGGGAACCGGCCAGAAATGGAAAGATGCAGATGACTGGGTAATAATTGAGAATGCTCATCCGGCAATTATCACCCAAGCCGAATGGCAGGAATTAAAGGAGGTAATGGGACCTTTGGTGGAAAAAAGAAAGAGAAATATAATTCCTACCAGAACTGAAGACAGCCCATATCTTTTTAGCGGAGAAAATGCAGTAGGAGAGCCCATGTTTGTCTGCCTTAACTGTGGAGGTCCTATGAACAGCCAACAGATGGGAAAACATCGTTATATGTATTATGTATGTGCTAATTTCAAAAATAAAGGCAAGGCTGGATGTAATAAGGCTGTTGCACTCAGGAAAGAAGAAGTGGAAGGAAAAGTGCTGGCGGCCATAAAGAGCCGTTTTACTCCGCAAAAGATAAAAGTAATAGTCCGGGAAATGAATGAAATACTTAAAGAAAATAATAATGACCTTTACAAAGCTGAAAATCATTTACAAAAATCTATTATTGAAACAGAAAATGCTATAAATAATATTTTAGCCGCAATCCAGGAGGGAAAAGATTCAAAAGTTATTCCATTGCTTTTGAGCCAGCTCGAAAAACTCCAGGAGGAAAAACAGACCCTTGAAACTGAACTTGAGGAAATTCAAAAGGAAAGTCCAAAGGTAGATAAAATTGAAGAAGCCACAATCCTTGCTCAAGTCCAGAATCTAGAATCAATCCTTATGGATTCTACCACATCAAATCATACCAAAAGAATGGCTGTGAGAAGCTTTATACGTCAATTACGCTTTAATCCCGATACCGGTGAGATATATGTTTATTTCTGGCATGATCCGACCGGGCAGGATATTAAGCGTTTAATGCTAATGAATGGAAATAATCAAAATAAAAAAGAAGATGAAAGTTCATCTTCTATTCGTAATGAATTATCTGATAATGTAATGAAAAAAGGTGGTGCCGGGAACCGGAATCGAACCGGTATGGGTATCGCTACCCGCAGGATTTTAAGTCCTGTGCGTCTGCCTGTGGCCCTCAAATCCGCATTTTTACTGGGTTTTTGACCTTCCCACATGCTCCAGGCACACAGGATTATTATTTATATTCAATATATCACATTTTGTCTATTTTGTAAATATAGTTTATCTATCCCGAAAATAAATCCCAGTAAACCGGTTTTAATACCGATCCAAAGTTTTAAGTAGTTCATTTCTTCAGATGTTCTTCAACATGCTTCCACATTTCTTTTTCGGCCTCTTTTCCAAGACCTAGCTTTTGTGTGGCACGATATTGTGCTAGATATGCCATAAGTTCAATATCATCTTTCGTGAATTGTGTGCCTCCTACAATCGACATACCACATACGTTTTGCTGCATGTGCGTGGCTTCGTGTACCAACAAGGCAGCAGCATTCTTCGCCAGCCATTCTTTGTCACACCTGGAATTTATCCACATATTATAGGAATCTGTGTTAAAAATTACAGTACCATCGGAAACAACCGCAGCGTCGTATCGTTCTTCAGTGTCAGCTTTACCTAGTTTTATGTTTTTAACATAACTTAATACGATTCTATATTCATTCGGAGTCTTATTTTTTAATACTTCCAATGCTTCAGTTATGAATTTTTTGAAGTCATCTGGGCCATCTATTGGCGGTGTTTCAAGGTCAGTTTCCGTCCAATACCGGTTTACCAATTCTGCAAATAATGGTAATTCAGGTTGTTCTTGCGGTAATTCCGGTTTTTCTTCAGGTTTTGAGTTAACGTAAATAATATTTGTCGAGCTATCATAATGTATATCTACGCCCAGAGCTTCAGCTATTGTTCGAAATGGTACGAGAATATAACCATTTACCACACGTGGAGGAATATTGCATTTTAGCGGCGTACCATTGACAAGTATTGTATAATCCTCCTGTGCTGCATATACCACAGTTGCCATAATCATAAGAGTCATTAAAACTATTGTGAGTTTTCTTTTCAAGCTCAATGCCTCCTAAAATCGTTTTTAAGCATTGCTTTTTAGCGTTTTAAATTAAAACCATTTGCGAAGAAAAACTCGGTCTATAAAGGGCATTTAAAGGGCCTGCAGGTTAATGCCGATGTAATCCGCTTTTGCCGTCGGCATTGGAATTGGCAATCCATCTTCCTTGAGGCCCTTTATGTGAATTTTTATGGCTTCAGCCATGTTCTCCCTGACCTCCTGTGGAGTTTTGCCCGTCGCTACGCAGCCGGGAAGGTCCGGTGAATAAGCAGAATAGTTGTTATCCGCCTTTTCGATTACGACCAGAAACCTGTTCACGGCTATTTTCCCTCCTTTAGCCTGGCTTGCTTTAAAATGCTGTTTAAAGTGCCTGGAGCCAGGTCATCATTCAGATGACCGGCTATGGTGACACGTCCTGGTTTTACAGGATGCTTGAACTGCCTGTGGCTTCCTTTTTGGGTAACAATATACCAGCCATCCTTTTCTATTATTTTTATAATATCACGGACTTTCATCTTTGATTATCCTTTTCTGCAATAAAATTTTCCTTTCATTTATTCATTATTAGTTTGTGTTTTATTTTCTGGTGTATAAACAAGAAGGTTAGCCGGTGTGCAGTTTAATACTTCGCATAGTTTATTTAGTGTATCAAAACGAATTCCATCCGACTGATTATACCACAGTTTGGTCAGTGTGGACCTTGCAATGCCGGTTTTCACCGATAGGTCGCTGATATGCCGCACACCTCTTTCGGCCATAATTGTAGCAAGCTTGCATGTAATCATTTGTTCACCTCCAATTATCTAAAAGCCAGGATTTTCGGATAAGCACACCCTTGGAGCTTTTATAAACGGCAGCGTCAAATGAATTGCCGTGAACAAATCAGCCGAACAATTTGTCCATTCATATTGTATCATATGCAAGACAATTTATCAATAATTTATTTCAAATTGATTTAAATTTTTATCATAAATCTATTTACAAAATGAAGCATATATGCTACAATATATAATAGCAGGCAGGACAAAATCCTGCTAGCAAAAAATATTATATAGGAGGTTTTACAAATGTTAGTATCAATGGAAAAGGTCAGGGAAAAACTGGAGGAAAGGAGGATGGGTATTAAAGCCAGACTGTGGGATTCGTTAACGGATGAGCAAATGATAGGAATTTACAGATATGCTACGGAAGAACAGGAAAAACTGCTGAGCGCATCGAATGATAAAAATGCAACAAAATGGGATTCATTGACGGACGAGCAGCTTAAAGTGATTTATCAAAGTTTAACAAAAGACCAAGACAGGTTATTGGACTATCTGGAAGACATGGAGGCTATAGAACAATTGCTACAGGACGGTGAATGGTCTCACTTACCAGAAGAAGACAAGTTAAATGAAGAATGAAACATGTCAAGCCCTGCATGATATGCAGGGCTTTTTCTTTTCCTTCGGCATCCGTAAAGCTGACAAGGCTATCGGTAGGGCTTTTCTTCGGACTTTCATGTCAATTGCATGGGTATCCCGGTATTGGGCATGGAGCCGTGGGATTGGTTCTGGGTAAGCCCTGTCGCTTCATATGCGCACCGATTTTTTTTTTTTTTTTTTTAACGCTCACAAGGCTCGAATCTTGATACGGATGGATATATTGCAATGTTACGGAATATATGTTACTATCTAATTAATGGGATTATTTGGGATGGAGGTGCATTAACATTACTGCACGAAAAAGAATCGTATGGTTAATTTTCGCTATTTATATTATGGTTCTGGGCTATCTGGCATTCGGGTCTTTTGGTTGGTCTTTTACTGACCGCTTGGTAGCATTTGGTTTGCAAGTTCCCCAGTATGGTTACGGAACATATTATGTGCGTGAAAATTTCAGTCCTTTTTCTCCAGAAAAGGAGATGTACGGCACTCATCAGATCGGGTATGGGCCTAATTATGGTGGTTTCCTGGCCTATTCCGTGGGTGGCGCCGTCATTGCATATCTGCTTCAAGGCGGCGAGACAACGAAAAAACAGCAATAGTCTAAATAAATGGCAGGGTGTATTGGGATTAATTTTAGGGATACTGTATCTTCTCGTAAACGCTCACCTGCACGGGCATTTTTAGAGTTAAAGAAGGTGCATCCAAGAAACAAGAAAATCGGAAAACCCGAAGCGCAAATCAACGCTATTACCGCCTGGCGTTCTCGGACTGGCGTTCTAAAGCGGAGGATTAAGGGGGCAGAGTGTTGTGAAAGGCAAATTTCTCAATATAGTCTTGTGGGTGTTGGTTGTGGCTGCGATGATAGCATTTCAGATGCTACAGGATTATCTGACGCTTGGGTCGCGTTTTGGGCGCCTGCCGTGGTAAATGGCAAGAGATAACAATTTTCGGCAGTAATTACAGTAATAATTAACGACTTGTATATAGCCTTTAAGGGTGTCTATTGAAACGACACCCTTTTCATTTTCCCGCTATTTTATCAATTGCCCTTTCTCTCTGTATTGCCACGCTTTCGACTGGGCTGGCCAGTTTTGAGCCGCTTCCCACAGGTTTGCTTGGGTCCCATGCCCGTATAATTGGCACTTCTTCGTCCAGAAGTTCATCCAGGAACACTTCAAACATGCCACGCACTTTATAGCTCCGTAAAATCTTTTCGGCATTGGTTTTTTCTTTCCAGGCCACTTCTTCGCTTATGCCGAGTTTTTTGGCGATTTGCCGGATGTTGCAGCCGAAGCAAAAATAGACCATGATTTTATACTGCGTTTCGGATAATACGGCTTTTATCCGCTCCCACAATTTGCTGCCGTCGATTCTATTTTCGACCGGTTGGTAGTAATCATGCTCGTCGGTGATGATGTCTTCAAGTGTGTTGCAGTCTCCTTCGTCATTAAAAGCGATTGGCTCCTGTAGAGAGACTGTGTTGTTTTCACGGCTTAATGCACGGAGCATTTTTACTCTAATCCAGTAGGCTGCGTATGTGAGAAACGCAGCTCCACAGGACGGGTCGTAGCCGTCTATCGCCCTTACAAGCCCGAAAATGCCCTCATGGACGAGGTCTTCGATGTCCATATCCGGCCTCTGTGTGTAAATCTTCTTCGCCATGCGCCATATAAACGGCTTGTTCCGCAGTATCAATTCATTTCGGGCTTCTATGTCACCTTTTCGGGCCTTCACTGCAAGTTCCTCATTTGCTGCCATGCCCTTTTCGCTCCTTTTGCTGTCAGGCATTCGCTCGGGTATCCCGACGGCTGTCTGCCTCCTGTGGTATTCGTTTCTGCATGTCCCTGCCGCTCCACAGATTTGCAAGCCCGAGATTGGCCGCCACCGCAACAATAAGTTCACGACGCAGTCGAAAAAAGGTCCTTTCGCTGACGTGCATCTCGGCGCAGGTGCGCTGCCAGGGTTTGTTCTGTACGTATAGAAGCTCGTATAACTTCCTGTGGCCTTCGTTCAAAACTTCCAGGGTTTTTGCCGCAGCTCTTATAATGCGCCACATGTGGGCTGCTTCGGCGCATGATACGATTTCGGTAAAAGATATTTCAGATATTGAGTCCATATCCTGCAGTCTCTTGCTGTATTTCTCAACGTTACGCAATTCGTGCTCTATGAAATTGAAAACGGCTTTATCAAGTTTCATGCTGCCCTCCTTTCGTAATCGAAAGGAAAAGGAGGCCGTTTTAAACGGCCTCGATTATCTCCCACCTAACCGCTGCATCATCGCCTTCATACGGGAGGATTTCTCAGGAGACAACATGCCGAGACGTTGCAGATACAATCGCCATACTGGGTCGGCCTGCATCCAGAAAGGTACCGTCCCGCCAAGAACAGACTGGAAATCCGGCGAAGCGAGATAATCCCTCACAGCCTGGTCTTCCTGTCCGCCTGTAACCTGTTTGTATAGATTGTAAAGTTCGTCAACAGTCGGTACGTTAGCAATAGGACCGACGTATTCCGCAAACCCGGAAGGAGTCCTGCTCATGGCCTCCGGCACATTGGCGTTTGCCGTTGAAGCCATTTGCGTTCCAGCAGTAACATCAATATCCGTCGGCGGTGTCCCTATGGTTTGCATAGAAATCCCGGGCGAAGTAGATGTGCCAGACGATGGTGATAACCCAGACGATGTTGAAGACGACCCGGGCATCAAACGGTTTTGTATGGCCTTTGTTCTCTGTGAATTGGATTCAGCACCGTTGCCCGCATTGCCACTACCTAGCCCTAGTGCAATAGATGTAGATGTTGAAGGTCTTGCGGAGTTCGGGTTGTTTCGTTCATCCGATGCACGGAAAGACGACAATGTTTCCGGTGCCCTCGATACTATATTAGAACCGGGCGAAGCGCTTTTAGGCGCAGAACCGCCACCAGTTCCGGAATTTCCGGATGATGCGGGCGCAGCTTTAAAAAGGTCCGGGTTTTCCCGCTTGAACCTTTCAGCGGCCTCCGGATTTGATAATGTCTGTCCGCTGGCTTCCTTTTGCTGAATGGCCCGGGCATATGCCTCTTTGCTTCCGAAGCCGAAATAGTTTTTACCATAAGGACTACTACCCGATGAGGCACTGTCGCTTGTCGAAGGTGCTGGTGCGCTTGTCTTCGACGTATTTTTCACACTAGAACCTGCAATACTCTCGTTGAGTTTTTTGGTAATCGCCGTTTTTCGGGCGGTTGCGGCACCGCCGCCAGTTCCGACTTCAAATGCCATTTTTAACGTCTCCTTTCGATATGTGAATTTTGTGGTAGTTGTAAATACTCCACAGCGGTAAATACCGCTACGGCTGAAATGCAAGCACCGTCAGCCGGTCTTGCGGCCGATCATTCATCGTCGTATTGGCGGCTATAGTTCCCTATCCTTCCCTGCTGAAAATCTGCTTCAAGCATTTCTTGTTCCTTCTGGGTTATGTTAATCTGTATAGCATTTTGAACCGACTTACTGCTACTTCCGCTTAAATCAAGACCGGCCACTTTGAACACCAGTTCAGCCGCTTCAAGGTCTCCCTCGCAGGCAAGTTTAATTACCGCCTGCAAAACCTGTGGAGCGGCCTCAAGGGCCTGTTCGGTAAGCTCCTGGCGTTTCTTTTCGGCTATCTCCACAGGGGTTGGTTCCTTTGAAGTTTTTGCCAATGAATGTCTGTTCAATCTTTCCACCTTCCCTCGTCGGCAAAAGCCCTGCCAACTCAAAAATCAGCCTGGCAGCTTCCACATCTCCTGACTCCGCTTTTTGCGCCGTTATTTCTACAATCTTCAGCGTCTGTGAAAGAAATTCCCACAGAGCCGACAACTGCACCAACTCCATTACGGTCATGGCCCGCCCTCCTTTTGCAAAATTCGTGCCGCTTTCCTGCCGAACCATGCAAACCACGCATCAACCCGCTTAGGAACCCGTGTGCAGCCCGGTGCTTTCCATGCCGAGTATTTCAGAGCGCCGGCACAGTATCTGCACACGAACCTGCCGTGGGTTTTTGAAAAGAACAGAACTGTGGTTACCAGCCCACATTCCGGGCATTTAATCCGTGTGGCAAACCCGCCGTTGGGATATGGCAACCTATGCCTCTTAATCGATTGAATATGCCCTCGACCGTGAGAATTCCAGAAAACAAAGATATTATTTTTTAAGACACGCAGTCCGATCTTCATTCCACCCGTAGTGACACGCAAAACTGTATTTGTCATACTCTGCAGAGGGTATGCTCGAATTTGCGGGAAATCTTCTATATACTCCGGCACGCACGTTCTCACCTCCTTGGATAAAGATGAACTATATGCGATTATTGCCGAGTACAGACTAAGAAAAAACTAGGTGTACGTAATATTGTGGATGACCGTGTTAATACGTTTTAGTTGACTGTCGTACAGCTTTTTTAAGTGTATTCCAGTCGGGTACAGGAACACCCTGTGCTTTTTTCAACCGTATTACCTGCCGTAGCAGGTCTCGCAACTCATATATCTGATTGCGCCGTACAGCCTGTGGATTAACATAGGTTATCACAGACCCGAGCCCTGGGATATGTTTGGTAGTTAGAGGCTTTTCGGGTGTTGCCGCCATGAAGCGCTGTGCAGCAGCTATTTCCCTGACCGGTCCCATCTGCGATAGTGCAAACTTTAGAGCATCTTTCAATCTCTGCATGGGCAGGTCAGGGTATTTGCTTATATCCATATTGGTAAACAGGTTTTTATTGGCAATTACCTGGAATGGAACAGTATACAACGGGTTTAGAGCATTTAACACTTCTTTGCCTATTTCCGGCCAGTCAGAAACAGAGTGCAGTCGGGCAAGGTCTGCTGGAGGTAGAGATAGGTTCAGATATCTGTAATTGCCTTCAGGGGTCACACCAACGGGTATCGCCAACATATCTCGAAGCCATGTTGGGACATCCTTGTCGTCAATATTGTTCACGGCTTTACCAGATTCGATAGCATGTTTCAATGCCAGCATTGTGCCGGGCCTGGTAGCCATGAGCCTCAGCATGGCAGGTGTGTTAAATCTCATCCACGCGTAGAACGGCACAAGGTACCGGCGGATAAACTGTTCCTTATCCGTTAAAGCACCATAGTCATACAGCACTTCTCGAGTATGCTCGGCTGCCTGCGTTGGTGACATACCTCTTTTCAGATTATATATAAAGTTCGCCATTCGAGCCAGAGAATCTTCATATACACCCAGCCTTGTAGGAATAGCCATTAACCGTCGTAAGCGCCCCTGCTTAGTCGCAGCTGTTATTCCGATATCTTCAGCCTCTTGAACGGCCTGTTTCAGCAGTGGTTGGGGATACTCAAACTGCCGAACAAAACCCTGTCCTGCAAGCCCATACGTTTCAAATAGACGTCTCAACAGTTCACCTGATACTGCTTTACCGCCAATATCTATTGACACAGGTTTGCCTCTAAGTACCTTGTCTGCGACTGCATATATCGTTGGGTCAAATAGCCCATCAATCAAATTAAGGAAAATATTTCCAGCAAGTTGTCTAGGATGAAATGCTGGATTCCAAGCAGTCATGCCAGATTTCACTATTCGCATAACTTTGTCGTATATACTGTTTAGTGCTTTAGCGGCTTCATCCGGGTACTTTACAACGGTGTACAATCGTTCCAATGTCTTTGCTACCTCCGGATGCACGGCCGTTCCCTTCAATATCGGGATAGTTGTGTCTTTTACTGGAACCCAGTCTGGCGGTGCAAGATGTGCAGGGCGTATCACATCCGAACCAAGTTTGAGCAGACTTTTGCCAAGGTTCTGTATAGCCAGGGCCTGTTCAGTCATAGCCCTGTGAACGGCTGTGGTTATTGCTACGTTTTTAACCGGGTGTAGTCCTAGATCCTCGGCCTTCTCAATAAACTCGATTAAGCGCTCTTTAGCGAAGGCCGGATGTGCTGCTGATATTCTTTGAGTATTGAAAAACTTTTGTAGTACGGCATTAACCTTTTCCGGTGGGTCGTAGTATAGGTGTTGGACATAATTGCTGATAAGATGTAATGGCATGCCGCCTTGGACATATCTGCTGGCGTCCTCCGCAAACATTTTAATCGCACTGTTAGCCGCTTGTGACACTTCTCTAGGTATTGTGGTAGTGCCGAATAGCTTCATTCGATGGGCGTCAAACGCTGCTTGAGCTTCCGCCAGTTTTTTAGTCCAGATGTTGACACTTCGCTGTTTCCCGGCTATGGCTCTGGCGGACGCCCCAGTTTGCAACAACTCGTTTAGTTTGTTTGTAGCTTCACTGAGTTTTGTTTTGGCTTTCTCCAGGGCTTTATATTCGGGTGTCTTGGGTTCCTCGATAAGATAGGTGGCTTTCTCCAAGGCATCTTCGGGTATACCTGTTTTCTTCCAGTCTCGCAAAACGTCCCTTAAGACCTGCTGGGCAGAAGCGGGCGCCATGAGTTCTGTCTGCCCTATCCGCCGTTTCGCTTCTTGTATGGTAGCTCTGAGAGTCCCTTTTATAGTAGATGGTGTGTAGTCTCTGACAAAGACTCGTCCAGCCAAGTCAAATAACTTCTGTCCAGGCTTGCCACCTACTTTGCCAGCAAATCCCCTCAAAGTGTTTACCAGCTTCGTGATGTCTACAGTTGTCACAGGTTTGGTGAAACCCATGAACGAACCTAATTCCAGTTGGTGCGCCGGAATCTCGCCTGCAACCTTTGTAACGGTAACTGCTCGTTCGGGAACCTGCAACCGCTGCAGTAACTCCGACGCTACCTCTGGGGCCATCCTGGCAGTTCCCTTTTCCGGGAAAGCGGCTTTATAAACGGCTTTGGCGGCACTGCTCGCTGACTTAAATCTCTTCCCTAAAAGTTGTCCAGCTTGTCTTTTAGCGACCGTTCGTTCGATTTCCGGCAAATTACTTGCTATCCTTGCAGTCTCCGCCTGGCGGCCCAGTGCCCGCTGGATTGCAGTTCCCAACCGGCCCACGGGAATATTGCCTTTCAGGGCATTCTGCGCTAGCATTAGGGCGCTCTTGTCGGAGATTGTCTTGCCCGTTTCCGACGCTACTTCCCGGGCAACCCGCTTGGCTATGGTTTCGGCGGATTCAGTAGCCGCTTTCTTTGCCAGGGAAGTGGTACCCAGCGTAAGATAGGTAGCCGGGTCCAACAGTATTTCAACGCCGGTGGACAGCGCCCATTTTGCAATTTTGTTGCTCGGATCGATTCCCATATCTTTAAGAATATCCGCACCGGTGACCTTGGCTTTTCCGGTAAGCCCCTTCCAAGCCTCACCAAGTATGGATTCTTTTTCCGGTGTCAGGGCAGCATGGACTGCCCCACGCACTGCGGCTGCCGGTCTATCCCATATGTCTAGCGCGGTGATGAGCAGGTTTGGATGTGAAGACACTTTCGGAGGCGTGATACCAGCCGCCTGCAGTCGGGCTATATCGTGTGCCACAGTGGTCTGTGCGGCCTTGAATGGGTCGTATTGTTTTCCTTGTGCGAAAGAACCGTATCTAAAATCAGGTAGTCCCGCTATTCTTGACGTTAATCTAAAGTCGGGTATTTCAGGCATTCGGACGCACCTCCAACGGCATTACATTATACCACCGGTAAGACCGCCAATATTACGGATGTTGCGGCGATTTATAATCGTAGTAGGTGTTGATGTTTTAGGTGTTGAAGTTTGTTTTGGTCTGGCAGATTCGATAAAGCGTCTTATATAATCTATATCCGCACCCTTAAGTAAACCGGCATCTTTATCCGCTTGCAACTGTTTTAGTGCCCAATCCGGGTTTTGTCTTATATAATCCTGGTTATCGTAAATCCACTTCGCCGTAACCGGGTCTAGCGTGTATTTAACTGCGAAATCAGCTACAGCCTTGTCATGCGCTGTCTTTTCTTGAGCAGCTTGCAATTCTTGCATAAGTTTTATATAGGCAGCTGATGGATATGAGCTACCGCTCGGTTTTCTTTCCATAGCGATATTGTGCCGCTGTGTCTCCTGTAGTTGTGCCTGTCTCAACGCCTGCTCACCAGCCCATTTCAACTGTTCCCACGCCAGCTGATCCGCCTTCTGCTGAGCTTCCTGTTCTGCCTGTTTTTCAGCCTGCTTACCTTTCACAAAGGTTTCGTATATCTGGTTGGCTATGGTCAACCCTGTCTCTGCCAATGCGCTCTGTGCCTGATACTGCTGTTGGGCAAGGTTAGATTGCAGACCGTATATGTTACTAGCCAGGGACATGCCCTGTTGCAAAGGCTGCATGTACGCCTGACTGTACAAATTAGCATAATTTGCGGCATACTGCGCCTGCATGTTAGCCATTTGCATGGCGGCCTGAAACATCTGCTTGTGCTGGTCATCCAGCCATTGGGCCAGCAGTTGGGCCTTTTCAGTGCCTATAGCATCCTGGGCCTGCTTTATGCGGTCAGCCGCTATAGAGGAATTATACACGCCACGCTCATTCAGTATATTGTTAATCTGCCGTATGTTTTCGTTTAGCTGTTTATCCAGTACATCCAGTGCCACCTTCACACTTTCCGGGATTTCCGTGCTCGGTTGCAGATATTGCCGGAGCTGAGCGATTGCCTGCTCGTATTGCTCCTGATACTGCCTCAGCATCGCCAGTCCTGCGTCGCTTAACTGGGACATGTAGTTGTTCATCTGTTGGATAAAGGTGTTTATTTGCTGCTGTTGCTGCTCGAAATACCGCTGATTGATAGCTGTCTGCTGTTCCATGTATTTTTTCAACTGTGCGGTTTCGTCTTTGTAATAATCTTCCAATGTACCCTTTGGAACGTCCGTGGAAGTACCCTTACCTGCGGTGCCACTAACGATTGTCCCTGAACTACCGGGTGCTGTCGGTGACTTTGTCAAACTGCTTCCATATCCCGGAAGCGTGTATTTACCAGACGATATAGTGTTTTTTACGTTCTGTGCTACGTTTGGCGCAATATAAGCCTTGCCGTTTATTATTTTGTAATTGTTTTTGTCGATGGTTGCGGAGTGCCCTGTCTTTGGGTCATATACACGTATGACACCGGTAGAACTGTCAAAGTCAACTTTAAGTCCCTGAGGCTCAAACGTGCTCCTCACGGCCACACCGGAAGAAGTTGGTGTACTTGCTTTGGCTGCAGGCACGCTCACCGTAGTTTTTGTTGTTGTGATAGGCGGCTTTACACTGTTAGGGTCGCTCCGTTCCTTGCTGGTCAAGGTCCCGCTACCGCTACTGCCGGACTTGTTCGACGTTGTAGATGTGTACAGGCTCCAACCGCTATTCGGGCCGCCTTTTTCGGTACTCGTCTTTGACGTTGTTGACGAGACCGTACCGGACTTGGAGTACGTGCCGGTGCCTGGATTATAGGTAAGCCCCAGCTGCTTGGCGATTTTCAGGTTCTCCTGATGCAACCGTTCCTTTTCTGCCGGGTCGCTGGTCCTATACCATGCTTCGGAGTTTTTCTTCATCTGGGCTTCGAGTGAACTTGTTGAAGAAGTAGAAGTTATAGAATCCGTAGAACTTGAAGAAGGGTTTTTATAACTTCCAATACGTTCTTTAAGTACCGTTTTTCGGAGGGTTTTACCGTCCAAATTGCTATTTGCCATTTTTTACCACCTTCTGGTCTTGAAAATTGTGATTAAATTATGGTATAATATAATTTTAACATATTTTTTGCAAAAATACAATCACGCCTTGTTTACAAACACGTATTTCCCACGGACTGTATTCTCTCGAAGGGAATCCAGAAGGATTCCGAGAGAAGTAGTTATACAATCAAGCGCATCAGGATTTTGGTCCAGATATGAAAGCCAGCAGCTATTGTGCAGTATTTCGATATTTCCATTGCGAAATACTACCGTACTGCCACCAAAAATCGGCCATCCACAGAAGTCGCATTTAAAAATTGGGTATATCTTACCATCATGCATGTCATATGTTAGCGACATCAGTAAACCTCCAATCAGACAGTTTACATAATGTTTTAAACCAACCTACCATAGCATTAAAGTTTTACCAATAAGCGCTACCGAAAGAACAATAACCGCAATGGTCAATGCGTTGGCGATTATCACCTTCATAGTATCGCCTCCTTGATGGTCTCAACATGCTATAACATCGCATCGGTGCAGTATTTTTCTCGGAGAGCTTCATAAACTTCCTAAGGAAACAGCCGCTTGACATCGTTTTCGAGTATCTCGGCAACATAGCAACCAAAATCAAACTGTATCCCGGAGCGATCATACCAGGCCCATAAAACCAATTCTGCGCCTTTTAAGCGGTTCTCCACAGGTGGCGGCTTCCCGGCAATAAGCAGAATCGAAAGGACAAAGCCGATAACCGCCAGCAGGACACTGTCAACCGCTGAGAGCGTTTTTACCACCTTCTTTCGCATACCCTGTGAGGATATTCTTATAAAACGTGCCGTCGGCGGGTATTCCCGCCTGTTGGGCCGTATTTTTTCACAAGAGCGGCGAACACCTCTTCCGGGAACAGCTGCTTGATGTGTGTCTGCCTCAGGGATGTGCTGACGTACCTGTCGAAGTCCAGCGGTGTGCCTGAGCGGTCATACCATGCCTGCAGGACGAGTTCGGCGCCTTTTAAGCGGTCCTCCACAGGCAGGGCGGCGTCATGCACCAGCGACCAGCCGACGGATTTGTAGACCTCCCGTTCATGGTATTCGTAGCTGTCCCAGGATATGAACTCCTTCATCCGTTCCCTGGCAAATTCAAGGGCCTCCGCGTAACTGCCGAAACGCTTATTGAGCATCACTGACAACCTCCCTTTGCTTTCTGAAGATTTTCCAGAACCTCCGGTGGCACCTCACGGCCTCGAAGGGAATAGAGGAACCTGACAAAATCCGGTTCATCCATCTCCACAGGTTGTGGAATTCTATACTGTGCGATGTAATTCACCGGCCGGACTTCCCAGCGGGAAAAGTCACTGCTGTAAATCACCTGAAATAGCGGCAGCATGGCGTTGTTCGCCAGCGTTTCCAGGGCGTGCCAAGTAGTCCATGACGTGTGTCCCGAATAGGCGTGTTCATTCTTGTATTCAATTAAGGCCACAGGTGCTGCCTGGTCGTATTCGATGAGCAGCAGGTCGATGTCAACAGCCGGGCAATCAATACCATACAGCCGATGCCGCTCGCTGAGCGACACGTCTCTCTCGTGAGTGCGTTCAGGCTTTACCATTCCGGCTGCCTCCCGCCGGTGTAGGCCGGAACCGCACCCACCACTTCTTTGTTTACTTCCAATTCCACAGGTTCGCCGGAAGCAGGTACCGGCACGGCTCGGATGTACTTGCGGCCCTTCACCGGCGCCACCAGGGCATAGGCGACTATGGTGCCGGTGTCGGTGGCGGTATCGCTCTCGAAAAGACTCACCTGACCATCATGACTTACAAAGTAATTGGTTTTTAGTTCCATGATTCTGAAGCCTCCCTTTTGGTTTTATTGCATTTTTCATTTAAAATTGCCTCCAAAGCCTTGACACGACTGAGGTTTTAGGCTTTCCACAGGTTGATTAAAGCCGAAGTAAAAATCGGGTTTAAATCGTCTATCCTTACAGCCATGTGGGTTTAATGCAAAAGGTGACGTGTCACCTTTGAAAAAATGCCGTCAAACCCGCATGGGAGTAAGGTTACAGGGCAAAAAGTGACGTTTTATATATAGATTTGGAGTATCCGTCACTTTGTCACCTTTTGTACCTAACTGTATAAGATACAGTTACTTTATCTATTTATACTTTTATACTTTTAAAAAAGGTGACAAAGTGTCAGAAAAACAAAATATATATATATGTCACTTTGTCACCTTTGCCCTTAAAGCCTTGATACGCCTGGTGTTGTGGGCATTTCATAAATAAATTGAAAAGGTGATACGTCACTTTTCGACCACCTTATACTTCCCTCGGCCAATTCTTTCCACGAGTTTTTTACCGACCAACCGCGCTAAAGCTTTCTTCACAGCTGCCTCAGTTAGATTTAATGCTGTGGAGATATCCTTGGGACTGGCAGGTTTTTTCGATGTCTTTAAAAATAACACGATTTTCTCACCTGTGCTACCGTCTGGTGTATCCTTCTGACAGGCCGCATTTTCCTGTGGTAATTCATATGTCCCGTGTTTTATGTCATTTAAAACAGCGTATAGCGGTTCTTCCGGGTGGTCCAGGCGGCCTATGACTTCGAGTTTACGGGCGTTCTTTTCATCGGTTACGTTGGCGAATTTTATATATACGTCAACAGACCCTAATAGCCCGGTCCCACCTCGAATTTCGTCACCATCTGTTCCACCTGACTTCCGAAAGTGATGAACCAAAACTACGCACGTGGTACTGTTATGTGTGGCTTCAAGAATAGGTGCCAGCTTTTCGACAATTTCCGCATTGTCATTTTCATCAGTTATGGGAATAATTTTGTCGAGAACGTCAAGGATGATTACGTCAAAAATATTGCTCGATATCACTTCGGCGATGGGTTTTACTCCGCCGCTCCGTGCCGTGTATGCAGAGATTACTTTTACGTTTGAGAGCGGTATGTTGCGGGTTCGCCAGGCCGCCTGCGGCTCCTCTGTGATAACTAAAACTTTTAAGTGATGTTTATGTTTCATATTCCAGTATTTCCCATCAGCTAGCGTCTTTCCATTAACTACCAGCTGTTCGGGTAGCCATGTTAAATGTGCAAGTAGATCATGGATGAATCTGGATTTACCGCGTTTTGAAGGAGCTGCCAGCAAATGAACTGCGCCTCGGTAGAGGATACCTTCCCATAAGGGCTCTGCATCCGGGACTTGATTGAGCCAGTCCTCGTAGTTGACCGCCTGTGCCAGCAGCCAGTTACCGTCCCTTTCAGCTTCTGTGTATGAAACAGCCGTTCCTCGCTCCAGCGCGTGTCTGGCACAGTCAACAGCGAGCTTCCAGGAGGCTGCAGGACTTCTTCCGGCGGTCTTGGCCCGGTGAACAGCACTCCCGTAAACGATTTTGGCAACGGTTTCCAGGTCTTTGAAACCGAATTCCACGAGTTTTCGGGCAAGTAAATACTCCATCCCGGAACGGTCGATGCCGTCGGTGCGGGCTTCAAACCAGTGCCCATACAAAAGATGGTGAATATCGGGTACGACCTGGTCGGCGGCCTTCACCAGGGCTTGGACTTCGGTATCGGAAGGGATTGGACCCAACTCTGTGGTTAAGGACTCGTTTTGGGCGTCGAAAAGCTCCCGAACAAAACTTTCAAGCTCAGCCTGCCGGTCATAGATTTCGGTCGAAGTACCCTTCAGGTGGTTTCCAGTAATTGTAAAATACCTATCAGCGGTGTAAACTTCAATGTTACCCGATTTTCGGCCAGACGGTAATCTGGATTTGTCCTGGACCTTCGCCAGGATGTGAAGTCCATGACCGCTTGGCGACAATTCAGTGTAACTATCGATTTTGTTTATAATCTCTCGTGCCCACGACTGGATCTCTCCGGTGTCATTAATACACCCGTCAACGTCGATGCCCACAAACGAGTCGGTACCCGTGAACACAAAGCCCAACCCATCGTATTCGCCGGTCTCGAGTGCGGTCAGGGCCTCGTCAAATGTGGCCCAATTTGTTGAATCAGTTACGGAAGCGGGTTTGCCGGTCCTCGGATTATGCGGGATTTTGGTCGGTCTTTCGTTTTCACGATTAGTGTAACGCCACACCACCCACTGTGGATATTGCCTTAATTCATTTGGGATGTTGTCGAAATTACCCGTTACATTGGTCATGAACATCACCTGCCAGTAATTTTACAGTCATCCGGTAGCTTAATCTTGAAAAATTGTTCAAATTCGCTAACGGGTATCAAAATCTTCCAGTTGTGCGGTTTAATTCCATGCAGCTCGCCGTTGTAAAAGTAGCCTTTTATAGTGCGTTCACTTAATCCGGTGAGTTGAGCAATTTCCTTCGGCGTTAGGAAAAGCTTTCTCATCTATAGTCCACCTCCCTGTAACCGATTTTTGAAGCTAGCTGTCGGATTGCGATGGTGTCGTCGTAAATACCGAGCAGTCTCTTGCCGTGGCCTCTTGAAATCCCGGCAGCCCGACAGGCGGTAGAAAAACCGATACCGCCAAAATCTCTCTTGATACGGCGTAAAATTTGCGGGTCCCTTGTTCGGACAAATTCGTCAATCAACGTGTGTAAACGCATAAAACCACCTCATTGAAAGTCTCCAATCAGCGGGCGGCTAGTCCCGCAAAAACCACTACTTGTTTTACAATCCAAGTATAATACACGAGGGTATCTCGTTTTTATCAATTTTTTATCAACTTTTTACGAAATTTCGTTTATTCCCTTTTTTCAAGTCGATTTTAGCACAAAACAACCTTTCAATCCTGCCATGTCTCTGCCAAGTTCAACTTGTGGTTTTATTACACGGTTTATCTTGACTTAGTAAATTTGGTGAGATACTGAAGCTAGATATTTCAAGGCACAGGAGGCAATGTAAAATATGCTTCAAACTTTTGTTGTGAGTTTTTACTTTAATCCGCTAAAGCACCAGGAAAGGTTATTGACCGGTGGAAAGGATAAGAAGGTCCAGGCAGGGCATTTCCTTCGAAAAGCTGTAGAGCTTGTACTTGCCGAGGAAAACGGCCATTCGGAAGATGAAGTCCGGGAATTCTTTCCGGGAGATAACGAAAAGGAAAAGACTGCCCACCTGTGGAGTTTATTCGAGGCATGGTTTTCAACCATACCGCCAAATGCGGCCATCAGAAAGAGCTTTCCACAGAAAGGGCAAGAGCGTAAATGGGACCCTGATTACCCGGTGAAAAAACTCGAGTGGCCGAATACGCCCGCAGGAGCATATGCGGCGGTGATGTACAACGACCCTTATTTCAGCCATATAGCGAAAGAATTGTTTTTCCAGGATGTATGGCTGCCTGTATTCGCAGCGTGGAACAGGTGCCGGATACTGCCCTATCGCGGCGGCTGGCTGGTCGATGCGGGCAGCGAATATGACGCCGCTTGCTGCGAAGCACTGCTGTTTATCCAGTTCAACAGGCGGCCAAAATGGAAAGTGTGCTCGAACCCGAAGTGTCTCAAGGTCCATGACGGCAATGAATGGAAATGTGCGAAGTGTCGAGGTCAGGTAAGGCGTTATATTCCACCTGTGGAGAGGACGGAGGAGATGAGGTTTCTGGACCGAATCAGGCGGGCCAAATGCGATGGGATTATCGGTGAAAAGGATTATGCCGGTCTGAAAGCCCTTGTTGATAATGGAGAGCTTTTAAAAGCGCAGGAGCGTTACAGCCAGCTGAAAAAGGAACATGCCATGCGAAAACGTGCTGCGTCATTCAGGCGATGACATTATTCCCTCCACAGGTTTGCGTTCCGTACTGATTGCGCATACGACACCGTTATATACCCTCCCAAAATGTGGTGCGACACTGCCCAACCTGTGGTATAATAATATCGAAGCATGTTTTTGATTCCTGTGGCCTCTCCCGGCCCTGCTCTACAGGGCCTTTCCTATTAAAGCAAAAAACCCGGCTTGAATTGCCGGGTTTTTCGGTAAGCACGCCCTTACAGCTTCTGCGGGCCTGCCGCCTCCTATTCCCTTTCTTTTACGGTATAGCTGAGCAGCGCTTCCATGATTTTCTTTTTGTAAACCGGTTCGAAATTCCAGTCGAGCTGCAGGATGTTATCCAGTGCGTTCAGGATTTCATCCGCCAGTTTTTCCTTCGCCGTCATTTTGCCCGCTTGCATAATTCCCGCCATTTGTTACACCTTCCTCTTTCGATGGTTTTTTCGAGGAAGGAGCGAATTGATTGGCGAAACGGCGGAATTCATCCGGTGCAGGTCCTCGTTTGAAAAGTTCACGTAGCGCTTTGTCATAGCCAGAGTGGTATGGCCCATGGTGCGCATCAGGCCCAGTTCGTATCCTCCGTTTCTCAGGTAATTTATTGCATACAGATGGCGCAGGGAATACGGCGTGAGTTTCACTCCGAGTTTTTGGCCGTACATCTTCAGCCGGTCCCGCCATGTAAAACGGGACATCATGGTGCCTTCGCTCGAACAGAACACCGGCACGTCGTTTTTCCATGACGGGTGCCTTGCCGAAATGAGCTTTCGGACCGCTTCGCAGGTCTGAGGCATTATCGGCAGCGTCCTTGCGGTCCTTGTCTTGGATACTTCCGCCCGCACGGTCACTTCCAGATTTCTGAAATCAAAATCCGAAATGAGTAGCTGCAGCGCTTCCTTCGGTCGAATGCCCGTGTCGAGTTCAAGGACCAGCATGGCGTAGTCTCTCAAACCCGCAAATGTGGTCTGATCCGGCAGCTCCAGCAGTTTTTTGAGCACTTCCGTATCAATGTCCACAATTCGAGCTTCGGCCTTCCGGTGTTTGAATCCTTCCAATGGGTTTTCGAAGAAAATTCCTTCGTGAACGCACCAGTCAAAGAACGCCTTCAAATAGACCAGCCTCAAATTAAACGTAGCGGGTTTCACCGGCTGCGCCATATACTCCAGGACACAGGGCTTTAAACCGGTCTGGCTGTATGCCGTCGGATACCGCTTGAAAAACCTTGTGATGTGCTGGCGGTAGTCGTTAAGCGTCGTTTCACTGATTCCCTGAGCCTGCTTCCACCACAGGAACTGTTGTAAAGCCTCCTGCCATGTGGCGGGTGTATCTCTGGTGATTTTTACTACTTTGGGCAT